ATGAGAGCTGTTCGGACTATTGCAATCGGTACAGTAGTTGCCACTTTGATGCTTACAACCATGGCAACACAGGCAGAAGTGCTCATGGGAATTAACTACCACGCCACGCTCGGCGACATCAAGAGACTGTACCCAAACGCAACATACGAGAAGCTAAAGCCTGCTTGGCTGACCGAAGAGGATGCATTCATCAAGATCTCAGGAGTAGGGTTGGGCGGCACTCTTCGTGTAGCTTTCACAGATCTGAGGCCTGCCGCGAAGAGATTGCTTGCGAAAGAAAAAGATAGCAGCGCCTACAAGAAATTCGCGGCCCAGAAAGACGATGACGCACTCACTGTTGAGTGGGTCAGGCTAACTTATACGGCGCCCGTCATGCTCGACACTTTCAAGAAACGATACGGATCTCCTGGCAAGTGCGAGCACGACGAATCGTTCGCATTTGAATGTGAGTGGCCCAATAGGGCATTGACCGCAAGCATGTCCGCTGATGGAAAAATCGTTGGAACCGTGACCACTGGCTTCACACTCAGCGAGAAACAAATGGGATACACCTTGAAGGGGGAGAAGATTCCGCCTTGGCTGAGTCCAGCCCGGAACAATCTCAGTGAAGAAGATCTGATGAAGAAGGAGTACGACACAGCTCTTGAAAGCGCAATACACGACCTAGAGCGCGCAGGCATTGACGTAAGCGGTCCGGTCCACGAGCAATTCGACAAATCAATCCGCTTTTTTGCGCAGGAAGCAATTAGGCAAGGTCTAATCGACAAGGTCGGTGATCTTGCAGCATCACACAGTGCTTTAAAAAATGCAAAAGCACACATGCTGCAGCAATATGGGAAGTGAAGTCTTACGCTTTGCAAGAGCAGCAATAGACAACATTCAGCCATCCGTGTCGCTCTCTGATTCCGCTTGGCCCACACCGAGCTCCTAGCCCTCTGCTACATTCCTTCACATAGGAGGAATGAGAGAGATGAGAGCTTTTCAGATCGCTGCCGTTGGTATCACCTGCATCGTTTTGGCGGCATGTGCGAGTAAGCACGAAATCACCGCGTCTACGCCGCGCACGGTGGAGATAGCGGGCACAGCATGGAACTCAGCAGACAACCAAAAAGCGTTTGATCTTGCACAAGCCCAATGCCAAAAGCAGGGACGACATGCCGCGCTTGCCAAGGATGGCGGCTCCAAGCCAAACGCTTGGTGGGTTTTCGACTGCGTTCTCTAATTACTTTTTCCCAAGCCAAGCAGATCCAATCATCCCTGCCGCACTTCCAAGCCCGCCCCACAGCGAATTGCTTGATGATCCAGCGGCGATCTGGTTCTGATTGATCTGGCTATAGGTATTCGCAGCCCCAGCCAGCCCGGCCTGGGCGCCTGCGTATCCCGAATTCAAAATCCCCTGCCCGCTCGTAGCCGCGCCCAGTCCAGCATTGGCGCTGCCAACTGCACCGGCACCAATCTGAGAGGCGATGGAGGCACTGGTGCCCTGTGCACTGGCAATATTGCGCCCCAGATTGGCCGCGTCCATGCGCCGGGCATAGCCCTGCTGCTCCACGGTTTTCATGGCGGTATTCGCTGCGCCGGCCTTGGCTTTGGCCGCGCCAATGTCCAAAGCTCCGGCCATGGCCATCACCTTGCCGCTGGCGGGGTTCACCCCCGAGCGCTCCATGGCGCGCATCGTGGCGCCGCGCTGTGCCGCGATACTGGTTTCCACATCGGCGCTCGCGCTGGCAGCCTCGGCCGCGCGGCGCTCCGGAGTGTCATAGGCCTGGGCATCGGCCACCAGCTTCTGCTCGAGCGGGCGATAGGTGCTGGTGTAGTCCTCATAGCCGGCCTGGGCAACCTTGTTCTGCAGGTTCTGGGCTTCCAGCTGCGATCGGGATACCTGGTCGGCAACCGCCGTGGCCGCTGCGCGTTCATCAGCCGTCTCGCCGTAGATCTGCTTCGCCCAGTCCAACTGCTCCTTTGACAGCTGCGCCTGCATCAGCGCGGCCGCGTTTTGCCCACTGGTGTCGACCTTGGTGCTCTTACCCATTGCTCAGTCCTTTCCGGCGCGCTGCGCCCGCTCCTGGCCGCAGCCAATTCGTTTCGAGAATCCCGTGTGGGTGATCTGACCGCCCACAAACCGCGCCAGGCGGCCGGCATTGTTGGCCTCCCGCGAATGGCAGCTCATCTGCACGCGCCCCAGCTGCGCCAGTACCCGCTCGGCATAGCGCCACAGGTGCACCACCACCATCCCGCCGCGCGCGCCCTGCTCCATAAACAGCATGTCGTCACAGGCCACCGGCTCGCCCGTATTCAGGTCCTGATACAGGTTTAGCCACACGCTGCCCAGCAACTGGCCGTCGCGCCGCACGGTCAGAATCAGCAGCTGTCCGGAGCGCTCAATCTGGCGCAGCTCATCCCACTGCACATTGGCCGGCACGCCAGGTGGCAAGGTTTCCTCGAGGAAGCGCAGGCGCTGGGCGGCCAGCTCGCCGGCGGCGGGGTCCGGCCCCAGCTGCTCGGCCTGGAACACCAGATCGCCGCGCCGCTCCACGGCCACCGCGCCCACGGACAGATCCGGCAGACACTCGGCCACCACCTCGCGCGCTACTTCGACGGTCAAAGGCTGTCCGATACGCTTGGCCAGGGCCACAGCAAGCAATCCACGCATATGCTCTCCAGCGCCAGCGAATCTGGCAGGGCACATGAAACGACGGCCCTGCCCAAGATTCAAGGGGGTGTCAGGCCAAGGCCAAAAACAGGCCGACGCATGCAGCAATCGGCACAATGGCATCGAGCGCGCTTCCTTTGTCCCAAGCGCGTGGATCAAAGCCGCCCCACCAGGGCATGCCCGCGCGGTGCCCGCCCGCAAATGCCTGAATCCATCGGTACTCGGCCTGGGTGTGCTCGCGCGCCAGCCACCAGCTGCAGGCCAGCGCGCCACCCAGCCACCAGTTGCCCACCACCAGACCAACCAGGGCCTGGGCAAGCATAGCGATCAGCGCGTGAAGAACAGGTGTCCAGTCCATGTCAGGACTCCCTGGCTTCCACATCTGTGACCACGGCCGCGTCTTGTGCTGCAACCTTTTGACGCTCGGCAGTCTGGCCAGCCTCATAGGCTTCCTGCGCGATGCTGGTCAGCAGTTGCTGCAGCGTGCCGGCCAGGCCTGCAGACAGTTCAGACGTGAGCTTGTTGCCCACATTGGTTTCCAGCACTTCGGTCAGTCGGGGGTGAATAGCGTTTGTAGTCATGCTGTGTTCCTTTGTTGATGATGGATCGCTCAGGCTTCGACAGGCTGATCTTGCTCTGGTGCTGCAGCAGATGCCGTCCAGGCGATGGACACCACGGTTTCTGCATCCTCTGCAGCCTGGATCTCTACATAGAGGGCGCGGCTGCGCTGGTGGATCTCATTGAGGTGGGCCAGCATGGCAAAGCCCGCGCCGATGATTTCGTCTGCGTCAAGCCGCGCGACTTTGTTGTCCGCCAGCGTCCAGGCAATCGCATAGGGCTGGCCAGCATCGCGGGCGATCTTGGCGGCCAGGCTCGCGCCGATGATCTTGTTGCGGCTTTCTTCGTCACTGTCGAAGCGGCCCACGCCACCCAGGTCAAAGCCGCCGCACTCCAGCTGGTCGCGGATGGCTTTGATTTCTGCCCACTTGACAGCCTTGGCCGTGTCCAGCGTCGTGACCACCTCTTCCGGCGCGAATGTGCCCCCGAAGAAATCACCTTGCGCATCAATCAAGGCGCGCTCCAGGCTGCCAAAGGGGTCGGCTGGGTCATAAGCGGTAACGGGAAGCACCGGGTACAACTGCCACAGCAGATTGGTACCGGCACGGGCATCGGCCAGTGTCGGATAAAGATGCACCTGCACCTCCAGGCCCGCTGGAGCGGAAAGATCCGTACCCGGGATATGGCGCTGCAGCTTGGCCAGCTCGACTCGGGCAGCGCCCGCGATGCCGTTGCCGGTGGAAATGGTTTTGATGATGGGCATTACAGGCTCTCCTTTAGGACGGGCTTACCGTCAACGATGATGTGGGTGACGTCAGAGACTTCGAGTCCGACGGGGATGCAGACCACGCCTGGCGGCGTGAGTTCTGCGACGAGGGATTCGGGGCATTCCAGCATCTGGAAAATGCTTGTTTCACCGACGCGGTGCATTGCGTAGCGCATGGGAGTTACCTTTTGTGGATAGTTGCTTGCAGATAGACACTGCCCGTCGGGGTGTAACCAGCAGTCATACGAACCTCGATGGACCTGCCGCCGCCGTTACCAGAAAACGAAAATGCGAAGGAGCCGCAGCCTGGGTTGTTAAGGCTTCCAATCACAACGCTTTGAGCTGCTCCACCATCCACATACAACGTCAAGTACACAGGGTCGGAGCGCATATTGGCGAAGTTGAAGGAGCCTCCGTAGTGGACAACGCAAGTCATTGATCCATCGAAGGCGGGCGTCCACAACGAGGCAGATGTAGATCCAGATTGCGCAAAAAGAGGCGTCGCTGCCGAATTGAGCTGCAGGTTTCCCGTTGTGACGACGTTCTCAGCCGTCAGCGTGCCGCTGAAGCTGCCCGATGCGCCGGAAAGATTGCCGCTGAAGGTCCCCGATGCTCCACTGAGGTTGCCGCTGAAAGTGGCGCTGCCGTTGACGATGGAAAACCCCGGGGCGTAGATATTTCCGCTGCTCTGGATCTCGATATAACGGCCGTTATTGGCATTGCCCAGCAAGATACCGTTCGGCCCGATGTGAAGGCCGCTCTGTCCAGCCGGCGGCCACGCATAGCCCCAGAAGCCGCCCGAGTTCAAACCGGCGCTGTTGATGGTGATACCGCCAATGGTCCCCGCGGTCGAATAGATGGTCCCCCGCACCGTCACTTGCGAGAACTCTGCCTGCCCATTGGCGTTGATGCTCCAGCCCGTCGAACCACCAACATAGTTCGAGGAATTGATATAGGAGCCCACCGCCAGCGTTCCAGCCGTCAGCTTGGCCGCGCTCACGTTGGCGATCTTGGCGTTATCTATGGCCGCATTGCCGATCATCGCGTTGACAATCGCGCCGTCCTGGATTGCAGCCGAACCGACAGCGATGGCACCGGCTGCGATCTTGGTTGCGGTGATAGCACCGTCCACGATCAGGCTTGCGCTTGTCGCGCGGCGGCATACAAAGTTGGTCGCATACCAGCTACCGGCAACGGCAGATCCTGTTTCAGACACGATGCGCGCGCGCCCAAATGCCACCCCGGCAGGCACAGTGACAAACCCTTCAATCTTCTGCCAGGTATTGACCGCTGCAGGCGCGGTCAACGTGATTGCAGCCGCCCAGCCCACATGGGTACCGCTTGCGTCGCCCTGTGCACCTGTCGGGTCGATGAATTGCATCATCAGGCGGATTGCATAGCCAGTCGTCGTAGGCGATGCGACATATGCCGATAGGTAATAGACCTCGCCAGGGCTGGTCTGGAAATTGCGGGTGAGCACAGATTGCGCCGTTGCCTTCGACAGCAAGATACCTGCAGGCCCCGGCATATTCACCGGCACACCAGACGTGGCCGCGGTTACTTGCGTTCCGGTGAACGTCGCCCAGCTTGTCGTGTCCTGGATGAATGGATCGAGCACGATGTTGGAGTAATCCATCACCGTCAATTGCTTCACGGTGATAGCGTTTGCCGCGATCTGGTCGGCCCCAACAGCTCCCACTGCGATCTTTGCCGCAGTGATCGCATTGGCCTCGATCTTGTCCGCTGTCACAGCGTTTGCGGCGATCTTGTCGGCGGTAATAGCGCCGTCGACAATCAGGCTACCGCCGTTCATCTTGCGCACGGTGATGGAGCCGAAGTAGCCGCCAGTGGCGGCACCCGCCAGTAAGCGCATACCGATGGTCATTCGGGTGCGCGCGCCGGTGGAGATAGTGAAGGTCTTGTAGGGCGATGCCGAAGCAGCCGCGTCGCTGTTCTGCACGACCTCGGCGTCCCAGGTTACAGCTGTATTGGTAGTCTTTACCCCTAACCTGGTCACGATCTGCAGGGTAGCTGCAGACGCGGCCTGTCGCGCGGTCTGCATCGACACGAAGTACTGGCTATTGGCCTCCAGCTGGAATCCCATATTCGCGTAAGCCCAGACAGTGGCGTCACCTGATGCTGCAGCAGGAGCCTGAATCCAGACCACGCGACGGCTTCCATAAGAAGAACTCGCGCTAGTGAAGCTGAAGGAAGACGCAGAAGAGTAACCAGCATCGTCCTGAATGTCGAAGTCAGGATAGGCGTTCGATGTGTCGGCCAGCACCATCTTCGATGCCGTAATAGCGCCATCGACGATCAGATTGCCGCCCGACTTGCGACGGATGATGGGCGCGCCCAGATAGGCGCGCGCAGTGCCGCCAGCCTCCCGCGTGTAGACCATGCGGGCATAACGCTCTGCAGCAGCTGTAGTAACGCTGAGGTTGAAGCCCACAGACGAAGTGGTAGAACTTTGTCCGACAAGCACGCGACGAGAAGCGACAGTAGAGCCTGACCCCGAGTAGGTGCCGAATTCGATATAGCTCCCCGCAAGCCCCACGGTATCAGTCACCGACGTGCTGATACGCTGCGTAAGGAGGTATTCGGCGCTCGCATCAACGCTAAACCAGCTGCTAACGACTTCGGAGTACGAAGCTGATGGGGCGATGTTGACGATATTCTTGCCGTTGATGCCGACACCGGATGAGGTGTAGCTGAAGCTTCCGGAAACTGCTGTGCAGTAGCCCAAGTCAACGCAATCGAAGTCTCCGTAGACGTTCGTAGTGTCAGCAACCAGCAGCTTGGAAGCGAGCACCGAGCCTGCTGCCAGCTCTGTCGCGCTCACCGCGCCGGCCGCGATTTTGGCCGTCGTCACAGAGTTGGCAGCAATGGAGTCGGCTGTTACGGCGTTGGCGGCGATCTTGCCGGCAATCACAGAGTTTGCCGCGATGGCATTTGCCGTCACCGAGTTGGCGCCGAGTTCAGTTGCGGTAATCGTGCCAGCAGCGATTTCGGCAGCAGTGATCGTCTTCGCAGCGATCTTGGCTGCAGTGATTGCGCCGTCGACAATCAGCTCACCGCGAGACATTTCGGTAACTCGGAACCCGCCCCACTGAGACTCAACGATAGGAGCTGCACTGCCATAGTTAAGGTAAACACCTGCGGTGAAGTAAGCAGCTTTGGGCGGAAACTTCGCAGCTCCGTCAGGGCCTACAACCAGGGCAGTGCGAGTCCAAGTTGTAGGAGTTACAGCTCCGACAGCCGGAAAGTAGAAGTTACCGGAGGCCGCATTAGTTCCTGGCCATCCGGTGCCAGGATTAGCAGCGTCAGAGCCTGTCAGCAGGGCACCGTTGACGTCATAGAAGCGGATAGACGCAAAGCAGCGATTAGTTTGTGCGCTGAGGGCAATGAACCAAGTCTCGAACAAGTACGTCTTGCTCTGGTCAATCGGCGTCTTGTACGTAGCAGGAACCTGCATGCTCGTAGCGATAGCCGCAGACAGCACGAACGGGCCCGGAGCACCAGCGACAACCTTGCGAGTGAAGTTCGCATTGGCCCACATGTCCGCGTCTTGGAAGAACGGGTCAAGGTTTACGGCATCCGTAGACGTGATTGCCAGCTTGGCTGCCGTAATGGCACCAGCCGCGATTTCGTTTGCCGACACTGCACCAGTAGCGATCTTCGCTGTGGTGACAGAGTTGGCCTGCAGATTGTCAGCGGTAATGGCGTTGGCAGCGATCTTGCCAGCAGTCACTGCGCTGGCAGCAAGTTCATTTGCAGTGACTGCGCCGACAGCAAGTTGTGCAGCCGTGATCGACTTCGCTGCGATCTTGGTAGCCGTAACTGCGCCGTCGACGATCAACTCTCCGCCCATGAGCTTGCGTGCAACGAACCCTCCGATCTTTGCAGAGGCCGTCGAGAGCGGGCCAATTACTACGTTGGCAAACTTTGCGCCAGGCAAAGCTGTTGCTGTGATGCTTGGTGCAAGACTCGTCGTCGACAGCGAGGCGTATCCCAGCGACACCTTTGCAGCGTCATAGAAGTACACGCGGCAGTAGTTTCGCGGCCCGGTCGCTTGGAACGACACGAAGTACTGAGAGCCCTCTTCGACAGAGAACATGCGGGTGCGTGCAGTACCTGTGCCTGTGCCAGCTGTGTAAGACAGAGCACCGGAAGAGATAAACCCTGCAGAGCTGAGCGGCTCGAAGACCCAGCCCGTGTAGATTTCCCAGGCTGCGGGGTCTTCCATGTTGCTGTCAGGAACGAGGTTGGTGAAGTCTCCGATAGCGATCTTGGAGGCAGTGATGGCGTTAGCTGCAATCTGGTCTGCCGACACAGCGCCGGCTGCGATCTTGCCTGCGGTAACAGCGCTGGCTTGCAAGTTGTCTGCAGAGATAGCGTTGGCTGCCACCGTGCCAGCAGTCACGGCTCCGACTGCGATCTTGCCCGCAGTGATCGCGCCATCGACAATAAGCTCAGCTTGACCCATGACCCGCAACACGGGGTTCATGATCTTGAATGGGCCGACAAATCTACCGGCGGCGGAGTACTGCCAACGAACACGCCAGCCGATAGCAACGTCGTCAGCAGCTACCGTATATGTACCAGACAGAATTGCGTAGCCGTTGGCCGTGCCGAGAACACGGGACGCCGCTACGTTGCTGTAAGTAGTGCCGTTGGCTTTCGTTGTAGCGATACCGATATCGACTCGCCCCTCGGCTCCGACGTAATCACGGATGCGCAGCGAGAAGAAGACTTGACGGCCAGCCTCCATGGGCAAGCGCGGCTGTTGGACGAACTCGCCTACGTAGGCGTTAGACGCACCTGTCCGCAGGGCGGTGGTGTAGGTAGCCACGCGCTGCGCATTGTCTGCTGCCTCTCCAGCCTCGAAGCTGAAGTTCTGGATAGCGCCCACCGACCAAGCGTTGATATCGCGGAAGTCGGAGTCCGGCACAAAGTTTGTCGTGTCAGCCAGCACCACCTTGGAGGCAGTGATGGAGCCGTCGACAATCAGCTCACCCGCTGCCATCGGCAGGATAGACATTTCGGTGAACTCGACCACAGGGCCGGATGCCGACAGTTGCACACGAGCAGCCATAGCCGTATAGCCTGCCGCCTGGGTGATGACAGCGCTGTATTCCACCCACTCGCCCACCGTGGCGCTGGCGATGGTCATGTTCCCCGGCTGTACATACTGGATGGCCTGACCAGGGCCTGTGCGCAGCAGCTCCAGGCGGGCAAGGCCTGCGGTTCCCGAGACCTTTCGCAGCTTGACCTTCACACGGAAAGCCGTGCCGGGAGCGATCTGACGGATACCGTTACTGCTTCCGTCTAGCGCCCATTCGGTGTTATAGGTTCGGCAGTTGGTAGACGTGGAAGTGATTCGCATCACCTTCGCAGCTACTCCACCAGGGCCATCAGTCACCGACACGTACTCAGCAGTGCCACCGATGGTGGCCTGCCAGCCGATACCGTCGTTGAACAGACTACCGTCAGCCAGCAGGTTTGTCGCAGACCCTACCACCATCTTCTCGGCGGTGACAGCATTCGCCGCCAGCTCTCGCGCATTCACAGCGCCCGCAGCAATGGTGCCTGCCGTAATCGCGTTAGCCGCCACGGTGCCAGCGGTCACCGCATTGGCAGCAATCTTCCCAGCAACTACAGCGTTAGCTGCGATCTTCGGAGCCGAGATCGCGTTGTCGGCAATCTGGGTCGCGGTGATCTGGCCGACCATGTCACCAACGACTACTTCAGCCGTGTACTTCGTACCATCCCAGCGGTACAGCTTGCCGTTCCAGGTGATGACCGTGGTCGACTTGGTGGTCGGCAGGGAGCCGCCTGTTGCATTCGTCACGGGCTCGATGCCGGAGGCGAACTTGGTCGCATCTACGGCACCCGCGGCAATCTGGCCCGCGATGATCTGGCCCGTCAGGTCGGTAGTCGCCACGGCAGCGGTGTAAGCCGTTCCGCTCCAGCGGTACAACTTGCCTTGCCAAACCAGCGTCTCGGTGGTCTTGGCCGTAGGCAAGGCGCCTGCAGTCGAAACCGTCACCGGCTGGATGCCTGCTGCGAATTTGGCAGTATCAACCGCGCCGGATGCGATCTTGGCTGTCGTAACGGCGTTATCAGCCAGTTGCCCGCTAGCGATCTGACCTGTCAGGTCGACGGCCTCCACCGCTGTCGTGTACTTCGTGCCGTCCCAGCGGTACAGCTTACCGTTGACGGTGATGGCGTTGGTGGATTTTGTCGTTGGCACCACGGTGCCTGCCACGTTGGTGATAGGTTCGATACCGGAAGCAAACTTCGTGGCATCGACGGCCGCAGCCGCGATCTTGTCGGCAGTCACAGCACCAGTCGCCAGCTTCCCCGCCTCGACGGCTCCGGCCGCGATCTTGTTCACCGTGACAGCGTTATCCGCAAGTTCTGCGCTAGATACCTCGGCCGTGTACTTGCTGCCATCCCAGCGGTAGAGCTTGCCCTGCCAGGTGATCACCGTGGTGGTCTTCACCGTCGGCAGGCTGGCCGCTGCGCTGTTGGTCACCGGCTCGATGCCCGAGGCAAACTTGGTCGCATCAATCGCGCCGGCCGCGATCTGGCTGGCAATGATGGTGCCCGTCAGGTCCACGGTCGGCACGGATGCCGTGTACTTGCTACCATCCCAGCGGTACAGCTTGCCCTGCCAGACAATAGTGCTGGTGCTCTTGACCGTGGGCAGCGTGCCCGCCGTGCTCACCGAGACCGGCTCAATGCCCGCCGCGAACTTGGTCGCATCCACGGCCTGCGCCGCAAGCTTGGTTGCGCTCACCGAGCCGTTGGCCAGGTTGCCGGCCTCCACAATCAGCGGCCCCAGGTCGTTGTTGCCAATCTTGCCCGTCTGCACATCCAGACCATTGGTGCCTCCAGCGGGCGATACCGACTGCACGCCATCCTGGGACTGCCATTTGATCCACAGTCGATAGCGCGTCCCCAGCGCCGCAGGATAGGCACCGATGGTGCCCTGGAACTGGAACAGCACCACGGCCTGGTCAAACGTCGGCGCGGTGCTGCCCGTCTGCAGCACGCCATAGACCACCGTCCGGTCGTGGCCGTGCCCCTGGGTGTATGCGGGCGCATCGTGCTCCACAAACACCGTGCTCAGGCCGGCCGACACTGCAAACCCCGTGGGCATCGGTGGTGGTGTCAGGTCCGGCTCGGTGTCGCCGCCGCCCGGCACACCGGGCACCAGGCCACCGCCTGCGCCCGGCTTGGCAATCCCTGAATCAATCAAATCCTTGGCCGTCAGGGCACGACCATTGCCGCCCCGCCCCATCAGCACGCGCAGCTCCTCGGTCACGCGCTGGCTCCAGTTCGGCGCGTTGGTACCGGGCAAATCCTTGCGGGGAGTCGTTGCCATTAGCGCAGCTCCTCCACGGCCTGGGCCAGGGCTACGCCCTGCACTGCCTGCTGGCCCGACAGATCGATCTGCCAGGCCCGCGCAGGAATGGGCGGCAGGCGAAACGCTTCGGGCCCGGGCGCAGACAGCGTGAACTGCACCCCGCTGCTATTGCCCGAGCTCACCGCCACACAGCGCGGGCCGAAGGTTGCGATATGCGCAGCCACCTCGCGCGCACTCAGCTCCAGGGCATTGAGCTTGATCGTCACCGGGTAGCCGTCTGCCACCACCTTGCACCAGGCAAAGCTCGCCGGCGCCGGCATGGCAAACACCTTGGACACAAAGCGCGCGCTCATCAGCGCCGCGCCCGCATCCCATTTGCGCACCTTGGTGCCGTCCAGCACGTAGAGAGCATCCTGCAACCGGTCCAGGTACAGCGCGTCGTAGCCTTTTTCCAGGTAGAAGATGCCCGCGGGATTGATCGGGTCCACCAGAAAGCCGCGCCGCGCGCCGCCCGCGTCGGTGTAGAAGCCCAGAAACAGGCCTTCATACAGACCTGCTACCATGCCCGCCGGGTTCATGGCCTGCCAGTCATCGCGCGTCAGCAGCCCGTTCGTGATCAGCTTGGCTCCGCCTGCTCCGTAGTAGGCCAGTCCGTCCGGTGCCGGCCAGGCCACACCATGGCCAAAGCTCACCACCGCCTGCGGTGCCAGGCAGGCCTGCCCCACCTCCAGCGGCTGCTCGTCCAGGCTGTCCGGCGAAGTGCCGGCCACCAATACCGGGTCGGCCGTGGTCAGCACCAGCAGCCGCTGCCCGAAGGTAGCCAGCGCCAGCGGCTTCGCGTCCGGCGGCAAAGTCTCATAGGCCATGGGCCAGGCATAGGGCTTGTAGGCCTCGCAATAGCGCACGGCATTGCCGCTGATGCCCGCCATCATCCCGTTCCACATGGCCGTCAGATAGGACAGATCCTGGGGCGGCTCCAGCCACTCCACCGTCTCCAGCACCTCGCCCAGCGTGCGCCCGTCGTCTGTGGTGCTCGCCACGCCTGCGGCAATTTCGCGCAGGAAGAAGAATTCAGCAGTCCCGGTCGTGCCGGTCTGTGTGCGGTAAATCCGCACCCGGTTGATGGTGAAGGCACCCGCCGGTGGCGCCTGAATGGCCGTGATATTGACCGTCGCGTCCGTCGGCACCGTCACTGCGGCCGATACTGGCCCGGGCGCGCTCTCCTCGCCCTTGTCCGTCACATAGGTGTAGACGTAGTAACGCACCTCGGTGTCCGTGCTGCTGCCCCCTGCCGCCGCCACCGTGGGCGCGGAAAGGGGCGCGGGCACCCCCAGCTTGCGCCAGGCCGCCGGGTAGCTGCCGCCCGCCAGCGCAATCGTGTTGTCCGTCCATTTGGGGAAGCCATCCCCCGAGTAGTAGGTTCGCTCCGTCGTGTCATCGGCCACCATGCCACGCACGGCATGCACAATGCCCGTCCAGGACATCCAGTAGCGGCCATCCTCGGCCACATCGCGGCCAAAGCGGTAAATGGTCTTGCGGGCGACCGGCACCGTCGCCACATCCAGCGGATCGCGCCAGGGCCGAAAGTCGCCGCGCCCCGGCTTCTGGTTCCACGAAACCGTGCCCACCGTCTCCGGCAGCAGCTTGGGGTGTGGCGCATTCACGGCGCCAGAGAAACCAGAAACCGTTACCTTCATCACCACCCCTCAGAAATACGGGCGCACGCGCGGCCGCACCGCAGCCCGACCACGCCACACCTCGACATTGATGGTTTCGCAGCGTGTGTTGAAGTCGCCGCGCAGCACGGGATCACCGCGCAGGCGCGCCACGGCGCCGAGAGCAATCACTTCGCTGTATTGATCAAACACCGCGTCGTCGATGCCCATGGCTGCATCGCCGGGCTTGAGCGTCACATCCAGCACCAGGGCCAGATCAGCAGCTACAGGGCGGTGCAGCACCACCCTGCGTGTATCCGGCGTCATCAGGTACTGGCCTTCGCCCTGGCCCTGGCGCCACAGAACCAGGGATCCATGCCCCAACAGCTCTGCACCCTCCACCCGCACCAGAGTGGTCTGCTCGGGCAGCGGGATGGCGTATTCAGACTGACCGTCCACCGTGGTGATCGGCTCCAGCGTCATGCGCCAGGCGCGCGTGCGATGGCAGAAGTCCTGGGCCGCGCGGCGCAACTGGTGCACCACGGTCGGCTCAGGCGTGCCGAGTTCCACTGCCGGCAGCACGTCGGGGAAGAAGTCCGACCAATCGCGCATCATTGGCCCACCGGCACCGTCGCAGCGCTGCTGCCCTGGCGGAAGTTCGGATTGCCCACCGACACAGGGGCGGCCGACAGCGTGGCCTTCAGCTCGATGCCCAGCGCCGTCGCAAACGCCGCGTAATGCGCCTGGGCGCGCGCCGCATTGCCCGCATAGTCGGCATCCTTCAGATAGCCGCGGTACAGCATGTAATCCAGCAGCGCGTTGGCGTAGATGTCCGCCACCGAGATATTGCCCACCACCGCCGTGTATTCGGAACCTGCGGCCGGCTCTGCAATATCCGTGGGCGTGGCCGAATAGTTGATCTCCAGCTTGGCCGTATTCGTCGCGGGCGGGTACACCCAGAAGGCCTTGGGCTCGCGCGGGTCGTACATGAAATGCACGATTTCCGCCGCGCCGGCGATGTTGTGCCAGTTTGGCATCTGCGCATCCAGAATCTCGCGGCTGCAGATCCGCACGGCGCGCTTGCTGGTGACTGTGGAATTGCGCTGCACATCGATCAGCTTGGCTCCGTCGGCCGGCAGCGCCTGCTTGGTACCGGCCACGCAATCGATCACCGCGCTCTTGTTGAAAGCATCGGGGCGGTGCAGCATGATTTCACGCTGACCGTCGTTGAGGTAACGCACCCACTCGCCCACCGGCCAGCGGATCGAGGTGGTGTCCTGCGTGGTCACCACGCCGCGCTGAATCACATCCTTGGCTGCAATGGGCATGGATTACTCCTTGGAGCCAGCGCGCAGGGCGTCCGCCAGCAGGTCGCGCAGCTCGCCCACCTTCACGCTGTTGCCCTTGGGCAAGCTGATTTCGTTGGACTCGGCAAACGCGCGGATCTGAGCCGCTGTCCATTCGCTGATGTCGATGGTTTCGCCCGCTTCGTTGGCAAACACATAGGGCGACACGCTGGCGCCCTCATCCTTGTTGGTGCCGTTGCCCTCGTCGGAGGCCTGCTGCAAAGGCTTGTCGGCACCCTCGCCAGTGCCTGAATCGGCAGAGACAGAGGTGGACTCAGCGGCGGAGGCGGCAGCTGCTTGGTTCAGCTCCTGTACCTGGCGCTTCAGGGCTTCAATCTGGCTGGTTTGGTCGGCCACCACCTTCTGCAGCTCTTCAGCGTCAGCAGGAACGGTTGCGCCAATGCTGGCTGTCAGCTGCTGGGCGACAGTGCCGCCCTGTTCGACAGGCTCATACAAACGATAGGCCTCGGTGATGGACAGCAGTCGCGCGGCGGCTTTTTCGTGCTGCACCTCGGCCACCACGTCCTTCTTGTCGTTGGGCTTGAACTGAATGGATTGGCCGTAGAGCTCCACGGTCGTGGGAGCTGTGCGGCGGTATGCGTGGATGGCGGTCATGTGGCACTCCTTGCCTGTTCAATAAAGAAAGGGCCGCGCGCACGGCGCAGCCCCTTTACACACTCATTGCCTGGGGCTGCGCGGCTCAATAACGCATGCGGACCAGTGCCAGCACTTGCTTGCCGGCGGTGGCAGAAGTCGCGGCCGCTGTGGTCACCTTCAGACCCAGCTTGCGAATGCCGTCGCGGTTGGTAAAAGCCAGCGCAGCGGAATTGGCGGTGGCAACGGAGCCGGTAGCGCCTACGCCTGGCTTGAGGCCGGTGTCGTAGACCGTGGCCAGGTCAGTTCCGGCGGCATTGATCACGCCCAGGGAGAACGCGAGCGTGGGGGCCGCGTTGCTGTCCAGTTGGGGCGCCACCACGTCCACCGCCACCAATTGCACTTTGGGGGGAATGTCCAGCAGCTCCAGCAGATCGTTGGCCGCCAGAGCAACGCTCGGCAGGGTCAGGTCAACGGCCACCGTCAGCACGCTGGCGTCAAAGGGTTGCGGCACAGCCTTCTTGCCGGTCGCAACATCGGATTGATATTTGGGCATTTGAAGCTCCTATGTCTGATGAGGGAAAGGGCTGGTGAAGCCACGGCCCACGGCGCGGGCCGCGGGCTCATCAGGCATTGGGGTCGGTGCTGGCGGTGTCCAGGGCCATCACGCCAAAGTCGCGCTGGACGTTGCCGTCCTTGGACTTGTAGGTGGCCTTCTTCACGCCCATGATCGCGTGGGTACCGATGGCAACGCTGTTTTCGTGGTCCTTTTGAACCTCTGTCCAGCGGAAGCGCGTGCCGGTCTCGTTGTCGCCGTATGCGATCAGCGCGGCCTGTGCACCCAGGAACAGCGCGCGGGCGGCGTTCACATTGGAGCCAGCGCCGTAGTCGTTGAAGCGGATCACGTTGCGGTGCTTGTGCAGCACCACATCGTTGTACATGCCCAGCGTGCCCTGGAAGATGGGGTTCTTGTTGCCCTCGGCCGCAGCGGCTGCCTTCTGGATGTCCAGCCAGCCACCGGTGCCCGCGTCCTGGCGCATCGCGTCGGCCTGGTAGGTGTGCATCAGGCAGATGTAGTGACTGCCGCCTTCGATGGAGACGGGAATCATCGACAGCTCGTCGGTACCGTCGCCGCCCATGGTTTCAGCCTTTGCCACGGCCTTGTCGATCAGGCGCAGCTTGAAGGTATCGCCAGCGGTCAGCGAAGCCTTGGACGTGGCCGCGCCGCCGAACAGAATATGCTGGCTATCGGGCGCCGTCAGCGGGTTGATGTCGAAGAATGGATTGTTGGCCGACCAGACAAAGCCCGAACCATGGCCGCGCGAGCCGGACAGGTAGATGAAGTACAGCTCATCCTGCAGGCGCTTCCACCAGTCAGTGGCCGCGCGCTTGGCATCGCTGCGCAGGTCGCGCAGCGTGCGCTTCTTGGTCATGCGCGAGCCCAGATCCGCGCCGCCGCGCACCTGGTCGATGCGCAGACGGTCGGTGTAATACTTGAGTGGCGCTTCCTTGCCTTCCAGGGTTTCGTCACCGATGACGGGCTCCTGGTTGATGGGCATCAGCAGGTCAACGGTTACTTCGTCACCGGCACCTTGCTGAAGATCATCGATTCGCTGGATGGGCAGACGCGAATCCTTGCCATTGCCCACGAACTTACGAGACCAATAGCTTTCCTTGTTGATGGCCACGGCCATCAGAGAGGCCCACTTCTTGACGGCTTGCGGGTCGTTAACGCCGATCAAAGTACGCATAACGCAACTCCTGCCCTTGCGAGCACTGAGCGCGTCTTGCGCTTGAACCGGGCAACTGCCCCCGGCGGCAATCTGCTGCATGAAGATGGCGCCAGCAAAGGCGCCGCAGCTAGGAAAAAAGAATAATCCTGAATTCCAGGAAATCAAGTACCCATGGGGGCGTGGCGCCGCGCATGCAGGGTCTTGTGACCCCGGGGCTCGTCACCCCGTGCATGCGTGGGCTTATCCACCACCACGTCGTCCTCCAGATGCAGGCTCAACTCAGCGCGTTGGCCCGTGCGTTGGCGCAGCGTAACCACCACGCGGCCGCCGTCGAAAGACAGGCTCTCGCCCGCCTTGATCTGTCGTATGAGTCTGCGTCCGGACATCAGGCCCCCAGGTAGCGTTCTTGTTGATCGGGCGTCATGCGCGCCAGGGCTTTTTCCAGGGCAGTGCCCTCGAGGCCATCCAGGTGAGCGAACTCGCTGCCCACCGCGGCGTCGGCTGCAGCTGGAACCCCGGCCAGCGTGGGCGGCAGTGTCGAGCGGTCAGCAGCGGCCGGCTTGCGTGTGGCCGGTGCGGCTGGTGCTGCCGCGGGTGCAGAACCAGGCGCAGCAGCAGCGGGAGCCGCGGCCGAGGCCTTGCCAAATCGGCGCAGCATCAGTGCTTGGGCTTCGGCCAGCGCGTCGCGCGAGGCGGCCATATTGCCTGCGGCATCGGTCAGGCCGCGGTCAATTGCGTCCTGAGCAAACAGGCGGATAGCTCGGTCGAACTGCGCGCCCGCCTCGCCCGACAGGTCGATGCCAGCGGCCTTCAGTTCCTTCTGCGCCGCGCCCAGATGCTGCCCATACTCCTGCATCATGGCGTCCTGCTGCATCTGGGAGCGCGCCATGTCCACCGCCGCCGCGCGCGCTAGGTCGTCCAGCTTGTCCTGCACGCGGGACTCGACCTCTTGATAGGCTTCCTGGTCAATCTCGCCATCCAGCAGTTGCTGCAGGGCGGTGGCCTTTTCGGCGCGCAGGGTCTTGCGCTGCTCATCCGCATCGGCAGGAGACACGGGCTGCATCGCTGCAGGGGCTGGTGCATCCGCGTCATCGTCAGCCGCGCCTGCTTCGCTGGCGGCAGGGGCCACGCCGGCAGCCGTGTCATCGGCGCCAGTGGCAGCACCTTCTGCAGGCTTGTTGGCTGCTGCCGCTGCCGCTGCCGCGCTCTCGTCATCATCATCATGATCAGCAGCAGCAGAGGCCGCGCCGGCTTCACCAGACTCGCCCGCAGGGGCCTGCAGATCCTGGTCGTCTTCTGCCAGGTCGCGCAGTGCTTCGCGCTCTGCTTCGCTCAGTCCGGCAAGGTCTTCTTCGCTAAACATGGACATGGTGGCTCCTTTATTCGGTGGGTACCAGTTGGGTCAATGGTTGGGGTGAGGGCTGCGCCATGGAATCGGCTGGCGCTGGGAGATTGATGCCGTCATCAGCCAGGCCGGCCGAGGAGGTGATTTCGTCGGCGGCTGGTGCGAGGCCGGGCTGGGCGGTCACGATCTGGGCGCCTTCCAGCGCGGCCAGCATGGTCTGCACCTTCTTCAAGATGTCGTCTACGCCCAGCTTCTTAATCTGGGCCTCCGCCAGCTGGATCTCGGTCTGCATCTTGGCAAGCTGGGTGCGCGCCGTTTCGCTGGCCATCTGCTCGGCTTCGGCTTGCTTGGCCTGCGCATCCTGGTCGGCCTTCATCTCTTCGGGTGTGGGCGGCTTGCTGGGGTCGCGCTGGCCGTTGATTTTGCGAATGCGCGCAACCCACTCTTCCTTGCCCTGGATGTCCGCAGACTCCACCACCAGATCCAGCACCGACAGCACCACCTGGGGCGCGTAGGTGGCGATCTGGCCCAGCAGGCCGAACATCTGCTCGAGCGCGGACTGAGCCATGGAAGACCGATAGTCCTGGGCATCCACGATGAAATCCGCTTCGCGCGCCGTGATGTCGTTGAGGATCTGCCCGGTCGCGGGGTCCACCTGGTTGATCGTCAGCCATTCAATGGGGCGCTGGCCCTCGCCCACGATGCGAATCACCTTCTCCTCGGTATAGAACTGCTCGATGTGGCTCAGGCGCAGCTGGCCGGCCTGGCGGATGGCCAGCAGCAGGTTGTCGAAGAACTCGCTGGTGGTCAGCGAGCCCTGGTCCTGCTTGGCGAGAATGGCGCGCCCGCTGTTGGCATTGGTGTCGCGCCCCAGGTTCTCATCGGTCACGCCGCCAGCATTGCGAATCAGCTGCGCATCCTGGGCAGCCAAGGCCACATTGGCCTCGAAGTCGCCCATGTTGTTGTCGAACTTCAGTTCCCTATTGGGGTTCTTGATGATGATGCCGTCCGGCCGCGCAGCCTCATTGCGCAGGTCGTCCCAGTCATCCACCGCGCCCTTTTCCGCAATGATGCGGTTCACGCTCAGGGCATACAGGGCCTTGGAGCGGCGCTTGTTCAGGTCGTCCTGAATGTCGCGCATGCCACGCCAGGCACCATAGGCCAGCCCGTCGCGCGCCCGGCGATATCCCCAGATGGGAACCATCAGAAAGCGGTTGTGCTTGAACGGGCTGGCCATGTCCAGGCAGGGCGCATCCTTGGTGCACAGCATCAGGCGCATGCGGAACTTCACGGCCTCGTACAGTCGCGCGCGGCCCTGGTCCTGCTCGAAGGCGTGGCGCGGATCTGCCGGGTTGAACACCTTGCCCGCGAAAGGGCCGTCTGCAAACACAGGCACCCGCTCGGGGATGCGGTACCAGCACTCCAGCAGCTCCACCGACCGGCGGCTGCTGTTGTCGTAGTAGCCAGCACGGGACATATAAGCCGCGCGGGCCCCGTAAATGCTGCTGGCAGTGCCCCATTCCGTCTCGCTGGCGCTGGTCAGACGCTCGCCCAGGTACCAGATCCCGTCCGGATCCACGTCGTCGTGCCGTCCAGCCTGAGACATCAGGTGATCGCGGCTATCGGGCAGCAGGGCCACGGCATAGTCCAGGTCCACCACGCGCCGGCGAAACAGATAGCGCGCGTCCACGTTGTAGTCGATGTTGCGGCTATGGCTATCGCGGTAGACGTTGCGCCAGTCCTCCCAGCCCGAATAGATCAGCTCGGCCTCGGGGTCGCGGTTGGCCCCCTCCTCCAGCCAGCTCAGGCCGGCAGTCACGGCCTGTCGGAAAGCCCGGCTGCGGTGCCACTGGGTCATGTTCACGTCGTCCGTGTACTTGATCAGCTTGGTCTTGACCTCGGCCATGGCCTCGTCGTCGCGCTCGCGGGGCAACACCTTGTAGTCCTTGCGCATGCGCTTTTCGGTACCGCAGATCCATTCAATGGTCTGCCGGCCTTCATTGAAGACCACCGGCGCCTGGCCGCGCTCCATCAGCGCCTGGGCATCCTCGGGCTTCCACTGCAAATGGTCCTGGTAGTCCTCATCGATCTGCATCTGCTGGCGCTCTTCACCCTGGCGCTCGCTCTCGTACTTCAGCAGCTCCATCAGCGTGTTGTGCCGCTGCCTGGTCAGCTCGTCATTGCCCGCTGCCGCGCGCTCGGCGGGCTGCTCTTGATCGGCGTTACTCGAGGAGTCTGCTGCTCGAGCACTGGTTGGGATGTCGCGCACTTCAAACATCACAGCACCTCGCTATGCAGGTCCTGGCCATAGGCCCGGGCGGTGACTTCGATGCCCATGCGGTGGCGCTTGACCTCCAGGCTGGGCGGCTGCTCCAGTGGCATATCCACCAGGTCGGGCATGCCTTCGCAGATGATGTCCAGCATGCGGCGGATGCTGCTGCGGTCCGTCATCGTGAAGCCCATGGTTTCGGCCGCCAGCGCGGCGGTCTTGATGAACTGCGGCGTGGGGTTGCCCTTGGCATCCACATAGGCATAGGCGTTGCGTTGGGGAATCACATAGGAGCCAGTCTCCATGCGCCGGAATGCCGGGAACAGCACCATGCAGGGCTCAGGGTCCCCGTCTGCTGTCTCGTCGCCGGCGGCGCGCAGGTCCAGCCATTGAAAGCTGCAGACCACATCGCCAAGAACACGCTGGCGCCAGGCGCGCTCGCCGCCCAGCTCGACCATGGGAGTGCCGCGTGGGCCGAGAATTGAGGTCATGTCACCCTCCAGGACAGTTTGCGCCGCGCTTGACCGGCGGCACGGGGTTTGACGGTGGCCAGACCTAGCCCCGTCACAATGAGATAGCGCGTCGCATCCATGGCGTGGTCGTCCTTCTTGACGATCTGCCCTTTGTCGTCGCGCCGGTAAATGCGGTATTCGTTGAGCCAGTCGTGCATCGACTTGAAGACCTTCAAGCGACCCGTGCTCATGCGCTCCCAGACCTGATACAGGCCCGACTCCACGCCGTTATGGGCAGGGGTCAGCTGCAGACCCAGGTTCACGTAGTCATTCAGCAGCTGCTCGCCGTCGCGCTGGCTGCGGCCGCGCGATGCCGGATCGATAGCGCCCGGTATCCAATCGCCGCGCGCCTTGATCGATGCCGCATGCACAGATGGCTCGGCCTGGCCGCGATAGTGGTTGCTGTAGAGGTAAACAATGTCCGAGTCGCGGTCGTGCGCGCCCCAGACGGCAGCCGTGCGGTTCCAGCCCACGTCCATGCCATAGGCCCGGGGCCAGAAGTCGGGGATCTGGAAGTCCGGCACCACGATGTCGCTCTCGGGTACCGGGTAAATCGCGCCTGCGCCCAGAGCTGGCACGCCCTTGGTCCGCGCGTCGCGCTGGTGCGGCATCAGGCGCGACAGCAGCTTGGCCTTGGCCTCTTCGGTAAGGTGAGGCACATCGTCCCAGCCGCACTGCACCACCGCGCGGCCGATCACCTTGCCCTCGGGGTCCGGCGATGTCAGCTGCTGCACCAGAGCCGTCAGGCCCGACAGCGGTGTGAAGGTCAGCATGGAGATGCCCTCGCGCGTCATCAGGCGCACCTGGCCCTCCTCGTAAACATCCTCGGGACATTCCTCGTCGGCCCAGAAGATGTCCAGCTCGAAGCCCTGGAAAATCTCGCGCCCCTGCACATAGCTGCGCATCCACAGCTCAGACTCGCCACCGCTCTCGTGGCGGATCATCGCGCGCTCGACGGCTCCCTTCACATGGGTGCGCGACACGATGCCCGTGATCGCATCGCCAGGAATCAGGCCGGTACCGAAGTTCTCCGGCTTGTCCGTGGTGGAGCCCAGCAGCTTGAGCTGCAGAATGTCGCGCGTTGTCTCGTGGGTATCGCCAGAGATCAGCGCGCGCACGGGCTTGGTGAAGCGATGGCCTGCCCACCACCAGGGATAGCGCCCCGTCAGGTGATATGCCAGCTCGGTACCGGCGGCCATGGTCTTGCCCACACGGTTGCCGGCCATAAACACACGCTCGCTGCAGGTCGCGCCCAGTTCGAAGAACTGCACATGACGCGGATACAGCGCACGGCGCAATGCCCCCGTGTCCGGAAACATGGTTTCGAGCATGCGAGTGCGCCGGCGGCGCTCAAGCTCATCCAGCAGACCGCCCAGCTCGATGCGCTGCTCAGGGGTGAGGTGCAGAACGGAGTCAGCCAGCATCGCCGCCCTCCGTTGGTCCCACAGGCACGATGCTGGCTACAGAGACACCCAGCTTCGCCAGGCGCTGCAGCAGCACGTCATCGCTCATCACCTTGTGATCGACAGTCCCCTCGACCTGCACCTTGTCGCCATAGACGCGCGGCTTGAGCTTGGATGCTGACCACTTGCGAGCATCCACGCGCAGCTTGTTGCGTGCCACGGCGGTCTTGTCGAACATGACCGCCACGGTGTTGCCGCTCATGTCCGTGACCGGCTCGTACTCGCACTCGTCCGCGATGGACACGATTTCGTCGGCCAGTTTGTCTGCTCGATCCTCGCGCGCGCGTGCGTACATCTCGGCGCGTGAGCTGTCGGCGTTGATCCAGTCCAGCATCGTCGTGTAGGCAAACTCGTGCTGACGGCAGAAATCGGCCATGTGGCCGCCTTCCAGGACGAATGCCAGGAACTGGTCAAGCGCACCAACACCCGACGACCATTTCTGAAATGGCGTCAGGGGCTTGGCTGCTTTCTTGGGGGGTGTGGTCTTGGTGGCCGCAGGCGGCTTCTTGCTGGAAGCCGGGGCCTTGAATGAGGCGGTACGGGCGCGCGTTGAGACGGGCTTCGTGGCCGTCTTGGCGTTTTGATCAGGTGACGCGCGCTTCTTGCTCAAGTCCTGTCGTTTGCATGCCCTCTATTGGGCGCGGGCAATGAAACGACAATTCGTTGAAAACTTCAAGGGGGGTCGATCCGCCCACGCCGATCCCCGCACGCGGGCTGCAGGAATAGGCGGATCTTCTGGCTCAGAAAGCTGAAATGCGCTCGCCCAGAATCACAGACAGCTCGCGCATCACATCGAGCTGGCGGCGCATGCGGGCCTGCTCGTCGTTCGCCAGCTCGCGGAACAAGGCATTGCGCAGAATGAACTCATCCAGCCTGGTGATTCGGATGTCCAGCTCTTGCTTCTCATCCAGCACGCGCTGCTGGTGCCCCGGCAGCGTGCAGCCAACTACCTGCCAGTCTTCAGCCAAGGTGTCGTTGATGCTCGGTGCCCAGGTGCTCACCGTCTCGTCTACGTTCTTGAGCGCCAGGTAGGCCGCGTAAGGAACCATCGCGCCCGCGCCGAAATGCTCCTTGGCCGCGCCGGTCTGCACCGGGTAGCTGGCAGCAGGCACGAGATAGATAAATAGGCCTTTGCCGTTCCAGCCTGTGCGCTGCAGGCGCTTGCCCAGCTTCAATTCCTTGATTGCGTCACCGAAATTCATTGAGGGTTCTCCTTGGTTTTGGGGATCACTGGCCAGGCTGCGCGGCAGGTTGCCGCATCAGCTGCGTGGCCATCAGCTCGGATTGCCAGCTCTGTGTATCGCTGGCTGCACTGTCCGAATACTTTTCCGAGGGCTCGGGCGTACTCGATGAGGGCGGCGGGGGAAGCGTCAGCAAGTCGCTGCTCGGCATCGGACAGTTGCTGGCGCAGGCCGTCACGCTCACGGCGAGCGCGATCAGCAGCAGCCTGCAAACCGGCCTGCTTCTGGATGGCGTCATTCAGGGCTCCTTGGTATTTGTCGTTGACCGTGCGTTCCACGGCCAGCAGACGCCGGCCGGCGGCCGTGCGTTCATCAGCGATCTGCTCGCGGTACTGGCTGGCCTGCAGGCGTTCGTCGGCCAGGTCCGCACCTAGACGGGCCTCCTGGAAGTACCAGACGCCTGCACCAGCGATTGCAGCCGCGACGATGTGAGTAATCGCCCTCACTGTCATGGCAGTACCCCGGCCATGAAGTGCCCATCCCGACCCCAGCTCGAGCACAACTCAGCTGTCGTGCCGCGCCGATCCACCAGCCCGGCCAGCACGGCGCTCTTGCCGTTGACCGTGCCGCGCACCCATTTGGGCATCTGAGCGCAAGCACCATCCAGATCGCCGGCATTGGCGAGGGTCCGCATCGTGCTGCCGGCCACGTTCGCCTCGCCCAGGTTGTAGATCATGTCTATGAGGCTAGCCTGCACCCACACGTTGTAGGTGCCCCAGTGACGGAACATGCGCTTTGCTGCAGCTTCGGCCGCTAGGTACATGGGCAGCTCAAGCCGCATGCAATCGGTCTTGGTGTAGTAGCGCCCGGCCACGACCTGCGGGCCAGTCACCCCATTGCAGACCGTCAGGGGCATGCCCTTGCCCACCTTGTCCACGTAGGGAGTGCCGATGTGACGGCCGCTGCTCTCGTAGTAGGCGCCAATGTCCATGGCGAGCAGCACCGCCTCGGATGGCTGGGGCTCACCGGGCGGCAGCATGCTGGCAGCGCCAGCCCCCAGCAGCATGATGGTCAGCGCGGTTTGCACCAGACGCTGCTTGAGTGTGGCGGGCATCGTCATAGCTCCACCTCCACTTCCCTATCCGTGCAGGCTGGCGTAGCTGTGGGAATGCCTGTGGTACGCATCAGCTTGATGCGCAGCAGCTGCTCCTCGCGGTTCAGGTCAGCCTGGGCCACGGCGCGGCGATCAGCCTCGCGCTTGTAGTACCAGTTCACCAGGGCCCCGATGATGGCCACCACCAGGCCCAGAATACCGATGGCGTTGGAAGAGGCCAGCCAGCCGAAAAAGCTCACGATGGCGCCGCCGCCGGTAGTCCGGTTGCCGGCATTCGCCATCAGCTCAATGGTTTCGTTCTTCATGCGGCAGCACCTCCTGTGCGAGAGGTGGCGGCATGTCCGTATGCGGCCGGCGCCGTTGTGTGTGTGATGGGCATCGAGGTTCCTTGGTAGGAACCGCACGCCCCGGGCAGTGAGTGTGTGGGCGCATTATCTTCACGCCCACACCTCGGATCAAGGGGCTGTTGTGGGCCCTTGCGCTTCCGCCAAAGATTGACGCACGCTCGCGCGAATCGACTTCGGGGCAGCTGCTGCAACGCGCTCGGCCTTGGTCTGACGCATCTTGATCACACGGCGGCGCACGGCCAGCATGTCGATGGTCAGGGGGCTCTCGGGGTTGCGGCGGTTCCAGTTGCGCATACGCTCCCGAATCTCCCCCTGCTTCTCGCCATCCTTGTCATAGACGGCCTGGGCCATGTCTGCAGTCAGGCGCTCCTTCATGGCCCGGTTCTGCCCAATCAGGTTCTGCTCGGTGGCCGTGGCCTCCTGCGTCTCCGCAACCGACTTGGGCTGGAAGCCGACAGCCTTTGCCACGGCCTCGCCCAGCGTCACATCGATGACCTTGCGGCCCTTGCTGTCCTTGTAGACCCCGCTGTCGGCCATGTCGTAGCCCTTGGCAGCATTGCGCACGGCCGTGGGCGATACCTCTAGAGCAGCGCCAGCAATATCCCCTGTGAGCGCCTTGCGAGCGCCAGTGGCTGCGCGCTGGATCAAGTCGCCAGCCGGTCCGATGATCTCCAGCAAGTCCCGGCTGTGGTCGCGCTTCTCGAGGAACAAACCGGTACCGGGGATGAGGTTGCCCATGCCCAGGCGGCCAGAAATATCGATTGGCGCGCCGGGCAGGCCCGACACCCCCTGCTCAATGAACTCCGCCAGATCCTTGCCCAGCACGTCCTGCATCAGCTGCTTGCGCCACTGCTTGACGCTCATGCTGTAGCCCATCAACTGCCCGCCGGCATCAATCAGGTCCTCAACGTCTTCAGCGAACGGCAGGCCGCCGGCGCCGCCCATCAGCATCAGCATGGCGATTGACCAGCCCACGGCGCGGCGGCCAGCTGCTCGCTCTGGGCTTCCTGCCTGCCCTTGGTTCCACATGCGCTGCATCAGCTCCAGATAGGACACGCTGTAGGTCTTGAAGGTGAACAGCGTGCCCCCGATGGTTCCCCGTGCCCACTGCGGTTTCACGGCCTTGGAATAGACGAACTGGGTATCCAGCACCGCCTTTCGTGCGAATGCGGAAGGATTCTGAATGCCCTGCTCCTTCGCCAGGCGGTAAGAGGCAATGAAGGTGCTGCGGCGGTTGAACTGCTCGGCCAGGGCGAAGGGCTGGCCCCATGCCACCTTGGTACGCTCCCATGCATTCGCTGCAGTTGCTCGAGCATTCCCTGCAGCCGTCCCATCACCGGCGCGCAGCGCACCCGCACCGCGGGCCTGCGACATCAGCTGGTGGATTTCCTGGGGGCTGACCACGCCATCGTCTTCGGCAGACTGCAGGGCCTTGGCAAGGTCGGCCTCGTACTGGAAGCCCCTGGTTCCCATGTCCTTGAGCGCGCGGGCCAGTTGCGCCCCGGCCTTCTTCATGCCGCCGTACTGGCTCAGCCATGGCAGCGTCACCTGGAAAGGCTGGGTCATGTTCACAAATGCCGAAGCCAGCGAGCCGCCCAGGTACTGGGCAAACAGCATGCCGCGCACGGCCTGCCCCTCCTCCTGGGGATCCTGGATGTAGCTGCGCAGACCCATCGCCAGATCCTTGAGCTCGCCTTGGTCCTTGGGGATGGCGTTGATCGCCTTGTCCAGCGTGCCCACGTTCAGGCCAGCAGCAGCCTGGCGCGCATTGGAATAGACAAAGTTCGCCACCACCCGGCCCACATCCTCAGAAAAGCCTGACGTGCCCTTGCGGTGAATCATCCGCTTGAGCGCGCTGTGGTTGTTCTTGGTGAGCTTCAGATACTCCTGGAATGCCTTGTCCTGGGCCTCGTTGCCTTCGGAGTCCAGGCCCAGCATATTGCCGAACAGCTCCAGGCTCTCCGGAGTCACCCCAGCAAACAGCTTGTATGCCTGCTGGCTCATGGTTCCCTGCTCCACCTTGGCGTCGGGGAAGGTCAGGCGGAAGTTGCGCGCGGCAGTGTTCGCCTCCCTCATCGTCTCGTACATGCCGAAGTACTGGCGCTCGCCGGCGGCGTCCACCACGTCCACCGTGTAGCGCCCGAAGCGAGACAGGGGGGCATAGCCGGATTCCTGCAGAGCCTTGGCATCCTCAAGACGCTTGCGGATCTGCTGCATCTGGATCGCCAGGCGGTCGCGGTTGTCGGGCACAGCCTTGGCGTCCTGCTCCAGCATGTCCAGCAGCAGCTGGCCCGCACTGTCCAGGGATGGCTGCTCGAGCACGGCATCACGCATGGCGGCATATCCATCGCCCAGGGTTCGCATCATGTCGGCGCGGGCCGTCATGTCGATGGAGCGATCAATGGCCGCGCGCGCTTCCCGGTACAGGCTGATTTGATCAGGGGTCGCACCGAATTGCGATTGCAGCTCTTTATCGCTCCACACAACGCCAGCCTTGAGAATCTTGCTCTCAAAACGGGAGTTGATCATGTTTTCATACTGCTGCGCGGGCAGGCCTTGCCACATGGCGAGCACGCCGGCGTCGATCCGGTTGGCCTTCAGCAGCATGGCCGCCTTGTTGTGTGCGCTCAGGTTGGCGTACTTCTTGACCAGATCCTCTACCAGGCTGGCCTGCCCGTTGATGTCACGAGCCCACAGCAGCGTCCCCTCAAACAGCGGGCGAGCAACTGCCTTGTTGTCGGCAGCTGATACCGGACGCTTGCGGTTCTTGCCCAGGATGTCGCCCATGCTGTCGACTCGAGGAAGGATGCGCGGCGCTTGGTCGGCTGCGTCGTTGGCGAGCATGCTCACATCGTCGATGTTCTGCTGTGCGGATTCGTAGACGGGCTTGAAGAACGGGTTGCGCTCGGCCAGGTGGCGCATGGTCCCCACGGTCTTGTCCCACATGGAGACTTTGCCGGGGTGGCTCAGGATGTTGTCGAGCTGGGAAAGCGCGCTGCCCTTGATGTCGGCCAGGCGCGAGCGGCTGAAGAGTGGCCCGTCCGCTAGTGGGCCTGGGCCAGCATTTCCTTGATCTTCGCCAGCGCGGCCTCGGTGTCCTTCTGCAGAGATTCGATCTCGGAGTCGGTCAGCCGGTTCGTAGCGCGCGAGGTAGCGGGCTTCCGACTCGGTGAGCGCGTCGAAGCCGTAGCCGGTGGCGGCGCGGAATTCGTTTTCGAGGTCACCATGTTTTTGTCGAAGGGAAGCCAGGATTTCAGCAGAGGGCTGAATTTTTGCACTGTACTGCTTGCCGGTCAATGCAATGACCCCGGCCACGGTACCGCCGCCTTCCCGAATATGGCTGGCCAGCGCCGCGAACGTGCCGCCCTGGGTCAGGGTGTCGTCCACCAGCAAATAGGGCTTGGCTTCCACCGCGCCGGCGAAGTCCACGGGTGCAAAGATGCGATCCAGCCCATCCATGCCTGTGCGGTGAGCCCGATTGGCCTGCACGATGGCGCCAGAAGTGGACAGCCCAAGTCGCTGGGCCAGCACGCCGGCCGCTGCCACAGGGATTCTGTTGCGCCCGGTAGCCTCCTCGGCCGCCACTGGCACCACCACCGGCTTGGAGTCCCCAATCGCAGCCCGCACCTTAGCCACCAGCTCGGGAGTCACAATGTCTTGAGCCAGGCGAAAGGCGGCCTCGATGTCACCGGCCTTGGCGGCAGCATAGTCAGGATGCGATGAGGCAGAGCCCAGGGTACTGCCGATGATGGCATCCGGCATGCTGGTCGCGCTGGTGCGGCTGAATGCAATGTCACCCGCCATTCCAGCGCCAGCACCACGCTCCACCCAGCTGCGGGCCGGGAGAATGAAAGACCGAATTATTTCGTCGTCAGTGACCTCGCTGGATTTGAACCTTGCGACATGCTGGCGCAGCCAGGAGCGGATCGCGGCCACTGCACGGCGCACAAAACCCATCTCGGGGCGGCTCTGGGCCCACTCGGCCAGCACCTCCTCGGCAGCCTGCAGACGGTGCTCGGGTGTCATGGCATTCCAAATCTGGTCCGCCGTCGCATCATCCAATGCAACGTCTCCGAGCTTCTTCTTATCCAGCAGACCATACTCGACCGCCTTGCGGCGCACGTCACCACGGCGCACGGACACGATCTGCTTGAGCACGCTATCCAGGCCGGTACCGAACACACCGCGCAGGCCATGGTGGCCCAGCGCCTCGTGCATCAGCACCCGGGCCACATCCTTGTCGGTGTGCAGCTGGCTGGCCAGCAGATAGGCCTTTCCTCCGTAGTAGAAGCCCTCGGGGTCACCATCGGCGCCACCACTGCGCTGTGCCTGGTCAGCCCGGCGCGCAGCTGCTGGGATTGCAGGATCTGCCATGTCATACACCACCGTGACCTCGGGGCCATTGGCCCAGCCCGCGCGAATGGCATCCACGGTCTTCTGTACCGCGCTCACAGCCTCCGCCCGGGCCTGGGCCACGGGCTGACCGTCGTTCATGGCCTGCAGGAAGCCGTCCACATCGAAATCAGCATCAGCATCCTGGCGGCGGAAACGGGTATCACTGTCGCCGGCAGCTTGGATAGCGGGCTTGTCGATAACCACCATGCGGGCAGAAACACCGGTGTTCACCGGCAGGCTCGGGTCCATGAATGAGCCATCGGGCAGCTTTTCATTCGTGGCGCCGCGCTCGTCCAGCCACTCGCGGAAGCCCTCGGCGCGCTTGTTCGACTGGAAGAATGCGCCCTCACCCACGATAGCGACAAGACGGCCACCGGGCTTGAGCAGGCCATAGGCATGCTGCACATGCTGAATGTCGCGCCCATTGGAAAAGGGCGGATTCATCACGATCCGGTCGTACTGCTTGCCTTGCAGCTCCAGGAAGTCGGAGCCCACCAGGTTGTAACCTTTGGCCTCCAGCAGCTCGCGGCGCGTGTTGGACAGTTCAGCCACATCAGGCTCCACGCCGGTCTGCTCACGAATGGCATCAGCAATATGCGCCATACCTGCGTGTGGCTCCAGCACTTCCATGCCTGGCTGAATCTCGGCCGCATCAATGGCAGCCTCTGTCGCGGCAGCGCCGGTTGGAAAGAAGTCCAGGCCATCATTGGAGCGGCCCACCATGGAACGCTCGAGCTGCTTGATGCGGTCAGGCTCGGCACGCTCCTGGCGCAAGTTCTGCAGCTCGCGCAGGGCGCTGCGGAATTCGGCGGGGGTTTGAATGCCCATGCGCTGCAGGCGCTGACGCTTCTCCAGTGTGCTCTCCAGCTGCCAAGGCAGCGCCAGCACCTTGGAGCCTTTGCGCTTACCCAGCTTGGCAAGATCCTCCACAAACGGCATGCCCAGTTGAATGCGCTTGTCGCCATCACCCTGCCACAACCCCTGCTGCATCGCCTCACCAGGCGACAGAATCACGCGGTTTTGGCCGCGCTTGATCTGCAAGACCACAGCTTTGCCCACCAAATCGCTTTTCCTGATGGCGCGCTCGGCCAGATCCTTGCTGGCGTAGTCTGCAAAGCTCCCCTTGGTCTTGTTGCCGAAGTGGCTCACACTGAGCAGGTTGTCTTTCGCCCAGCTCGTGTAGGCGTCAGTCACATCGTCCGCAAGACGGGCAAGGGAAGCCCCTATCTTCTTGCCGCCGTCGATTTCCAGCAACTGGCGCGCCAGGCCGGCAAGATCGCTGCGGTACATAGTGAAGCGGGGGAACTCGGCAAAGTCCACCGTCTGGGCATCCATGGGCGCATGCTTGTTCTCTTCGACTGCAGCCCAAGAGCCATGCTTTGCCATCAGCTGCTGCACCTTGGCAGAGCCCAACGCCTGCAGCAATTGAGACAGCTGCGTCTTGGTGCGAACACCATCCAAGAACTGGACCCTGCCCGCCTCGATGGCATCCGCCAGGTTACGCATGGTCCCGGCATAGGCCTTGCTGCCGCGTGCGGCGTCCTCGGCCGCATTGGCCATGCGAGCCCGGCGGGAGGTATTGGTCTTGCGGTCGGCCCCAAGCTGCTCGTCTGCGCCTTGGTCCAAGGCTTCTGCCATGGCGCGCAAGCGCTCTACCGTGGTCTGGCTCTTGTCATCCTCGAAGGCGTCACGGCGCTGGTTGGCCAGATCCTGCGCCTGCGCTGTATCCCCGGCCACCAGCTTCTGGAACGCCTCGGCCGCTTCACGGGTACGGAACTGAAAGCCCGGTACCGCGCCATTGCCGCGATAGCTGCTGTAGCTGCCACCCAGGCGCTTGGCGCTGCTGTTGAGGGTGTCGTAAGCATCGCGCTCCACGCGCTCGGCCAGCTGCACCACAAATAGGTCATGCCCATGTTTGGTGTGTTTGGTGGCGATGATTTCGCCGGCCGTGGTGTTACCGGCGCTTTGCACCGTGACCCGGGCCCGGCGCTTTTCCGCCTCGCGTTGATCCTTTGTCTGCTCGGCCTCTAGGGCATCAAACTTCTGGCGCTGCTCGGGTGTCAGGCGCAGATAGGCCGCTTGGCTGGTTTCCCCCTGATCGGCCCAATGGCTCATAAAGCCGCGGAAGTCCTGCAAGGTTTTGGGATTGGCCAGCGCCTCTGCCTCTGCAGTCCGCTGCGCTTTGAATTCCTCGCGCAGCGCCTTGATTTCAGCAGCCCGGGCAGCCAGGTCTTCGGCCGTGGTGTTGCCCACCAGCTCGCGCAGTGCCTGGGCCTTGTCGGCCTTGTTCTTGGCAATATTGGCTGCAGACAGGAATTGAATGCCTGGCCCATAGCTGCGCCCCAGCGCGTAGGTATCCAGCATCTTTTGATAGGCAGCCAGGACGATGGCGTCCTTCTTCTCGCTCCCCATCCGATAGGCAAACGCCGGGCCTCCGGCGCGCAGCAGCTTGTCCTTTGTCAATTGCTGCAGCTCAGAAAGCACCGCATCCTGGTTGGATTCCAGCTCGGCAAAGGCGCTCTTGTAGTCATCCAGCGCCAGCTGGCCAGAGCTGATGCCGTCCTCGATGGTGTTATGTCGGCCAAGGAATGACACGGCCTCGGCCTCGGCTTTTGGTGCGGCCTGACTTTCCTTGGCGGGTGCACGCTGCACGGGGCCAGCCTTCAACGCACGCGCATCCGGGGGCGTGGAATGGGTTCGCGCCCCCTCGTTTGGCTCATTCACCCAGGCGTCGCCCTCCTTGCGCACTGCCTGTACCTTCACGCTCCACTGCCCATCGGCATCTGGCGCGGTGTAGGCAATCACACGGTCATGCCCGCCGTAGCTCTTGACGATGTTGCCAGGGATGAAATAGTCGGCTCGAGCCTTCTCCGCGTCACCATCCTGTGCCGCGCGGGGCTTGCGTGCCGGCGTTGACTTTGCAGCCGGAGCCAGCTCGTCGGCCGTTGTTGAGTAACCTGTGCCAAGCGCGTTATCACCACGAACAACCACCCGGCCTGTGTCGGAGACGCTTTCCACGGTTCCGCGGTGGCCCTTGTACAGGCCGCTCGTGATTTCAACTACCGCGCCCACCGATGGAGTGAATGCCGCGCCGCTACGCTCAGTACCTGCAGCCTTTGAATCGACAGCGCCCCCACTGGTGCTGCTGCTAGGAAATTCGTGGGCCGCCTCCAGCAGCTGATCGATGGGTGCATCCAGGCGGATCGTCTTCACGTCCTTGCCCTGCTCGCGCGCTGCCATCCATTGGTGGTGGCCGTCCAGCACATGGCCGTCTTGGGAAACCAGAATGGAGCGGTCGCCACCCTCGTAGCCCAGAGCCTTCTTCACCTTCTCGCGCGAAAACTCGGCCTGCGTGGGCTTCAGGCTCGAGGCGGGCACGGTTTCCTCCTGGTGCGCGATACCCCGGGCGTTCATGAAATTGACCATGGCACCGCGGTGCTCGGCCTTGATCTGCGGCATCTGGGCGCGGGGCACGGCCTTGGTGCCCGAGTCCGGAGCAAATGCGGCCCAGCCGTTGCCCAGATCCTTGCCCTCGACCTTCGGGGCCGCTGGTTGCGCATTCTTGGTGCTGGATGTGAGCAGAACTGTCCCGCCCTTGCCCGGCTTCATCACATATCCCGGATCGTTGCGGCGGGAGGTCTGAGCTCGGAGTACGGATTCCGGGATTTCATCACCAGCCGCAATGGTCACTTCGGCTCGTGGATGCTTGGGATCCAGCAATTCCGCAACCTGGGCTTCGTAGTCGACAGGTGACTGCACAGCAGATGATTTTGCTACTTCTTTTATAGCTTCATTGCTTTTCTGCATTGCGATGAAAGCTTCTGAATTCATAGCGCTCAGCACCTTTTCGCGGTTGCCGGCGCTCATTTTTTCCCAGGCCTTGCCCTCCAGGTTCTGACGAATGACCTTCGCCATCTTGGGCACGGCCGCAAGCACGGCGCGCTGCACATCGGGCTGCATGGCATCCCATCGGGCGCCAGCGTCCTGGTCAGCCTGGGCCACTTGCTGGCGCTGGGCGTTGCCCTCCCGGGCGATTTCCTCTGCCTTGCCGGTTGCCGCTTGCGCAGCGGGTGCCGGAACCTTGGGCTCAGTGGGGGCGGCGGGTGCGGGGCTGTCCGTGGGCTGCACCTGGCGCACGACATAGCCGCCCTCCACCTTCACCGGCTCCCATCCAGCGCCAGCCGCCTGGGCCGCTTTCACAGCTGGCAGCTTCACGGTGAACGGCTTGCCCTGTTTGTTCAGGATGTCCGGGGCGGCCTGGGCCACGCGCGCGGCGCGGTCTTGCTGCGCGGCCAGCTGAGCCTGTGCATTGCCTTCGCCTTCAACCTGGTCGACCTGCGCCCGGGCTGCTGCTGCTTCTTGCTGTGCCTGCTGAATGTTCTTCAGCCGGCGCTGCTCGTTCGCCTCCTGAATGTCTACCGGGCCGCCCTTGGCCGCGTGCTCTGGCAGTTCAGTGGGGTTGGGACGGTATTGACGGCCAGACCAGTCGGCGGCGCGGGCCTCCGCTTCTGCGGCCTGGTCCTGCAGGTCCGCCATGCGCTGGGCTGGCGAGAGCAGATCCAGCTCCTGCTGCAAGGCTGTACGCTGGGCCAGTGCCTCGTTGGTCCAGCCCTGATTGCGCCCCATCAGGCTCAGAAAGTTCAAATGCTCCTGGATCTGGCCGGCGCGCTCCTCGGGTGAAATCTCCCCTGTTTCCGCATCAATCCCTTGTGCAGAAACCTCGGGGCGCTCATTATTTTGAGTGCCGAGAGCTAGCATCGCTGGCGCTGCCTGCTGGGTCGCGGCAGCACCGAGATTGGCTGCACGAGACAAAGCCCCTCTAGGCTTCAGTACAGGCAGCGGAGTATCCCTGTCTGCCAATGTCAGTCCGCCGGTATCCCATTGGCGTTCCGGCTTTGCAACCGACAGGGGCGGCAGACCCGTATCAACCTCGATGCGCCCGGTATCCAGCTGGGGCGGCATGGCCAGCCCAGTTTTTTGCTGCACGGCATCGTGATCAAGCACGGGCGGCGCGATGCCATCCATCCCATTACCTCGGCGCGCCAGATGCATACCACTGGTTTCAAATGGGCGATCCATCAGCATGCGCGGGTCATACGACCAATCTGGTGCAGCACCCAATTCCGTCTTGAAATCCGGAATGTCTTGCGCGCTGAAGTCCAAAGGCTGCCCACGCTCAGGCGCAGGAAGAAGGGCGTCAGGTGGAAACGCACTCACCAGTGCCTGCGCCTGGCCCTCGACATAGCGCTGCACATGGGCTGGCATAGCGCCTCGCTGCAGAGCTCCCAATAACTCCAGGGCATCCTTCCTGTCATCCCCCTGGGCAACCTTGGCCACCGCGGACAGATCCTGCAGCAGCTTCAACTGTGCTTGTCGACTTGAGGAGGCAACAGGTTCCACATTAGCTGCAACGCCTGGCGTGGTGGCCCAATCTGCGCTGCCTCCAATAGGCTGCAACACCTGGGAATCAGTCACAGAACTAACAGCACCTTGCGCTTGTTGTGTATCCGCTTGCGACTGCGCCCCCTTGTTTCCCACAGCAATGGCCTCATCCAACGGGTTGCCAGGCGCTTGCCCAGCTCCGTGCCCACCAGTAAGCAACGAAGTGCCCGCGCCCGTCATGCCGCCCAGCGCAGCGCCCATGCCGGCGGCAGCTGCCACCCCCTTGGATGGGTCAATGCTCGGATCAAAGGGAATAGCCGCGCGCTGGCCCTCGTATTGGGTAACACCTTCCTCCACGGCTTCTTGGGCGGCCTCGCTCAGACCGGTCTTCGCTGCACGCGCAGCAGCGCCACCGCCGAATCCCTTGGCGCCCGCCAGCAGCTTTTCCGCACCGAAAGCGCCGCCAGCACCACCCACCAGAGCCGGAATCACGCTGGCTTGGCGTGCTGCTGCCGTGGCCTCTTCCTCCGTTGCCCCGGCCTTGATAGCTAGGTCATAAGCGGTACCGGCGGCATCACCGCCAGCCATGGCGGCGCCTGCAGCAACACCACCAGCCCGTCCAGCGCGTTCGATGCCCTTGGAGGCCATGCCTGCAGCACGGGCAGCCATGCCGGCCCCCTTGACCGCTGCACCTGGACCCACAAAGGAACCAGCAGCCTGCGCGGCAGCCAGCAGAGGGTTCTCGGCAATGTAGCTACCGACAGCCCCCAGCTCACCCATCACCCCATCGGCGTTTTCCACCCCTTCGCGGAATTTCTTCTTCGAGGCCTTGACCACATCGCTTTGGGACTCTTCGCCGGCCTGGATGATGTTCTTGTCAATCCAGCCCGATACCGCATTGCCGGGCTTGATGAAGTTGGCCGCAGACGACAAGCCACCGGCGGCCGCATTGGCTGCCTCGATTACGGTGTCATTAGCCACGGCCATCAGGCCGCGACTCTTGGGCGGTTCATCGGCCGCGGGCGCAGCACCAGGCGTGAACGGACTCACATAGCCTGCACCGATGCCGGCGGCGTCCAGATCGTCGAAGGAGCTGAGCGCGCGAGGCGTAGGGGTCTTTTTCTTGGACATCTTGTGATTCCTTACTTACGGCGGGTGCCATACGCGGCAGCGACAAATGGGGATGCAGCACCCTGAAAGGCCGCGTCTGCAGCATCCAGTTCGTCCTCGGCGGCTTTGATCTGGCGGGCGAATGCATCACGGGCTGCGTTGCCATCCTTGAGCCCAGGCGGCCGACTTGCGCGCAGCTGGGCGAGATCCGCGCGGGCTTTGTCCAAGCGCACGCCAGCAGCTTCTGCAGCCGGCGGCAATCCGGAACCGACTTGCTCGGCAAAGACAGGGGTAGATGGCTTTTTCTGAGACTGCTTGGTGTTGGATGGGGCGGCCTGCTTGGGTGCGGGCGTGGGCGCAAAACGCGAGTCGATGCGCCCCATTTCCTCCTCCGTGAAGCCGCTCTGCAGGGCTCGCTCCCTCACTGCCTGCAGATCCTCCGGGCTCTTGGCCTTTCGGGCTGCATCGCCAAACACCCTCGCCCGCTCGCGGGACACGTTGTCGCCAGCTGCCGCATCGCGCAGGCCTGCATAGATCTTCTGAGCATTGGCCCCCGAAAAAGCACGCCCCTCTGCTTCCGCCTTGGCCGCTTCGATGTCCATGGCCTGCTTGCGTGCTTGCTTAGGGTCAAAATCGGACAAAGTGTCAAATGGCGCTGCCTCGGCGCCCCCTGCTTTGCCCGAAGCTCTTCCAGCGGCAATGGCCAGTTGCTGCCCGCGGTGGCTGATGTCCGCGTTCAGCCTGCGCTCACTCAGTGCGTAATTGCGGTCGTCGTTCGCCTGCGCGCGCTGAGCCTGGGCATTGCGGTGCAGCATGTCCAGGTAATGCGATGTGTCGAGACTCTTCCAATGGGGCGACACCAGGGCAGTCAGTGCCTCCTGAGTGTTATCCACCGGCTGACCCAGCAGCGATTTAGCGCCATCGGCACCCAGCGTGTAGAACTGCACCTTGCCGTCCTTGCTGGTATCGAATCCCACCTTCGCACCGCCGAACAAGCCGGACTCGCTGGCAAATGAGCTCAGGCCTTGAGCTCCACCACCCAGCGCGGCACGCAGCCTGCTGTCGGCGTCCTTAGCGACTGCGGCCCTCTGTGCCTCATTGAACTGCAGGTCAGCAAACTGGCCTTGCTTGACGTTGCGCTCCATTTCAAGAGCCTTGTCGGCCAGACCGGCGCCACGGTATGCCGCCACCACGCGCTGATTCATCGCCTCGGGCTTGGCGTAATCGGTCACGGCTTGCTGCGCTTCCGCAGCGGTGGAGAAAGGTTTGTTGACCCCTGGCGCAACCATGCGGAAGGTTGGCGCCGCTGGCTGACCGGTGCTGCCCTGGCTCAATGCCGCCGGTACCGGGGGGCCTGCGCTCTGATCGCCCAATGGACCGTCCACGACTTCAGCAGGGGCCTGGGCCTGCTTGAGAGACTGATTCAGCGCATCGGCATCCGCTTGCTGCTTCTGCCAAACCTCGCGCTGTTGCCTCTTGAACTGCTGGTCTTCATCGTCCCGCTTGCGCTGGTCCTCTACATCACGCTGTTTCAGAAAGCCGGTACCGGCCCCCGCCAGGAATGCAATGATTGGGCTTGCCATGTGTTCCCCTGCCATACCGCAGGCGCACACAAACGGCCTCGGCGCGGCCAATGAAACGACAAGGCCGCGCCAGATTCAAGAGGGGTCGGAATTCAGGTATTCCACGGGTCACAGACGCCAGCGGGCCATTTCTTCCGCCCTTCGACGAGTTTCCCGATGCGCCTCGCCATATCCAGACGCGTTCTTCTGGAGCTCGTCAATGTTGAAACTCGCCTTCTCAATAGCTGCCAAGTAATACTGCTCCACCCAGCCATGGTCGAAGATCGTGCGCCCTTGAGAAGTACCGCTCCCAAAGATGTCCTGCGGGCTTTTCGGATCAACAACGATGCACGCAACCTGCACGCCCTGCTCGCGCAGAAGCCGCTCCACCCGTCGAGCCTCCTTGTTGCAGGCGAAACAGATGCGGTCCCCATCCTTGACGCTCTCCACCAAAGAGGTAGTGCGGCCAGTGCTGCGTGCCGACTGCATGTAAATCCTGATTGAGCCCAAGACTGCTGCGCCGATTCCAAAATGATCCATGTCGTTTATCTTTCTGTTGCAACGGAGTTCAACGTGTGCGGGCACGAGTTCCTGGCAAGCTGAACGGCAGCGCTCTGCCATGCTTGGCGCCGGCCTTGCGGCGGGAGTCCGGCTCCGGACTCTCCGGAGCATGGCGCGAGCGATACAGCACATCAAATGCATTGCCCTGGCTGCGAGGGGTGCCGTCTGGCCATCGGGTATCGGATTGGGGTTGGTTCATCAAAGGGCCTTTTGGCAATGGGTCAGGAGAAAGCGCAGCGTTAGTGTGTCCTCACGCGGCGCCAATTGATCGTTCTCGTTCACTTCGCGGACAACCGCCTCGGGGTTGGCACCCTGCTCGATGCGGCGGACCTCCACAACCTTTCCGGACGGGAGAATGAAGCGCTTATAAATATGGGGAGAGCTGGCCATCAGTTTGTATTTCTTGGGGATCCCTGCCAGAGCGGCAGCTTCTTGGGCCAGAGCCCAGCCTTCAGGATTTGTTCGCGGGTAAAGCGGCCGGCTTCAATGCCGTACTCGCGATGGGCCTCTCGCCCTCCGCTCTCGAGCAGCCGGTAGTTGTCATAGGCCACATGGCAGCCCTCGATGCCAGGACGGCTGCAGCAGAGGGGGAATCCCGTGCGGTCGTCTGTCTTGAGGCCCAGGCCCTTGCCGTAGTTGAGGTGGGCATGCTGGCTATAGCCGCTGATGCCGCACCAAAAGCAAGGCAGCTCTGCCACTAGGCGGCGGTAAGGCTCGCTTTCGATGGCGTGCTCTTTCAGCACAGCTATGCCAGTAGTGCCAGCCCCGGGGGCCATGGTGACGTTCCCGGGCACCATGCTGGCCGTTGCAAGGGCGCTCTCGATCTGACGGGCGGCGCGCTCGGCAAGGCGCTGCTCACGGCTTTCAGCCTGGCCCGGCTCGCAGTGGTGGCCTTCGTCCTGCTCATCACGGAGCCCAGCGCCAGCCCGGCCGCTGCGAGATTGGAAGCCCTTGCCGGGCTTGAGGGGGCTGCGGCGCATCAGCATGGCAGCACCTCCAGGGTGCGGACATCCAGAAATGCAGCCAGCCGTCGTCCATCCGGAGCGGCAATGCAAACGCCGAAGGTCTTTTCCCAGTCGAAGCGCTCATAGCGCACTTGATACACACCGTAGCGACCTACAAAGCGGTCCTGCAATATGCAGCGGGCCCTTTCCAGCGAGCAACACCGGAGGGCGACCTGAATCCCTGACACTGCGGCATTCAAGAACGAATACAGCTCCACCAGCACGCTGTTTTGCTTTCGCGCTGCAGCGGCGGCTCGGCGGTTGAAGTGCGTGCGGACCACGGTCCGCTTCTTGCGGACGATCAGTACCATGCGCGCCCCCAGTCCTCTACAGGGACCAGAAAACCGTAGTCGTTAAACACGTAGACAGTGCGAGCGCCCACCTGCACCCGGTTGCAGCAGCGGTTCTCCATCCAGCGCTCAATGAGGTAGCGCCCGTCCGGTAGGCGCTCATATTCCGGCCACACCAGTCGCGTGACGCGCGATGTGCTGGGGGGCTTGCGTTCGCCGGCCAGCGGCACGACCTTGCCAAAGAAGGCGGGATTCAAAGGCTGGATCATTTGACAAGCCTCACTTCCAGGCCCAGCAGAGCCTTCATCAGGTGGCGCTTGAGCTTGAATTCGGCGGTCAGCACGCCCTTCACGTCCTCGATCACCTCCACGCCCTTTTCCACATAGACAAAATCGGCCACGTAGCGGATGGCGGGCTTGACGCGGCTCGCATCAGCAAACTTCACGGCGGGCACCAGCTCATAGGCCACCTGGCGGCGCAGTTCGGTGATTTCCCCTGCGCGCAGCTGCATGCACAGATGCCCCCAGCGGCGCGCCTCGGCTCGGCTGTCGAACTTCACACCATCGGGGGTGACGGTCTTCTTGTTGCCGTACTTGGCTCCACCGGCTCCAGATCGCTTGCCAGCGGCTTGAACCGCAGGCGCTTGAGCTCGGCTCGCACCGCTTCCCGCATTCCCAGCCACAGCCCGTGACCATGTGTCACGGATTCCTCTTCCAACTCCAAAGCCCTGTGCCTTGAGTAGTGCCACCATCCCGGCGTCATTGCCAGCTGCACCAGATGGTCCCTGGCTGCTAGGTAGTGCGTTGGTAAATCGCTTTGCATTCATCACCTGCCCTCCTGCTGCCTGTTCAGGCCCAGGGCCTCCATTGCGGCCATGCGGCTGTGCCGCGTCACCGTCTGATCGCCATGGTTGATGCGCGCGACGATCTTCCGAGCCCAGTCCTTGCTGTCGCCCTTGAGCTCGACCGGAACATCCAGCAGGCGCTCCACCTTGGGCGGTGGCAACATGGGCAGTCCGTGCTCCTCAAAGTAGTTCTTACGCGGTGTCAGGGCTTCGCAGACCTTTGCGAACTGCGGAAGGCTTGGCGGGAACTCCGGGCACTCACGCTGAATGTTTTTGGAAGCGGCCTCGATCACGTCATCCGCAAATTCCGCCAGGGCTGCATCCCAGACCAGCTGCGCGGCTCGCATGCCCTTGTCCTCGCGGCGCTCGTTGAGCTCGCCGGTGCTGAACTTGGCCAGGAAGGCAGTGCCGTAGGCGCTTTGCAGCACCACGAACAGCTTGCGGGTGCGGATGGATGCCTCTGGGCGCTGTGCTTGGCCCTGTTGCTCGCCGCCATACAGCGCACGCTGGGCCAGATCTGCAATCTCGTAGCTGCGGCTCATAGATCGATCCCGTCAAAAATGGCTTTGCCAGCGCCAGCGAACTTGTGGCTTGCAGCCGGGGCCAGGGATGGGGGCGGCGTGCTCGCACCGGTCTGCTGCTGGGTGACCCACTTCTGGGCATGGCTCAACAGCAGGCTCACCGGGTGCAGTTGATCGCAGATGAATTTCTCTTCAACGCGGCGGACGTAGTGCACGGCAATGCGGGGCGCGCGCTCGGCGCCCACCTTGTCGATGAACCGCGTGATTTGCCCAGCAACGGACTCGTTCCACAGAGGCCAGTCCTTGTAGCGGCCCTGGTAGGCAATCGCATAGGCCACCCAGGTCTTGTGGCTCTTGGTGCTCTCGCCGGGGTAGCGCAGCTCACCAGGGATGACATGGGTCACTCCGTTGGGGGCTTTCACCATCATGGGCTTGACCTCTTTGGGCTCCTTGACCTCCTTCGCCTTCTTTGGCTCTTTACCCTTCGCAGCCTTGGCGCCAGCCTGGGCTGCAATAGAGGGAGTCTCTGTAGGAGTCTTATGTGGAGTCTCTGTATTAATAACGGACTGCGTTTGGCGCAGTTCGTCGAGCGACGAATCAGCCGCCCCCGGACTGCGTTCGGCGTCATCCCCGGACTGCGGTTTAGGTTGTTCCCGAAATGCGTTTTCGTCGTTCGGGGAATGCGCTTTTGTCTGTGCCTCGGTCCAGGCATCAAAAGCAGCGTCAACGGCCTCCAAATTCAGGCGGTAATAGACACGGTGCTCAAGGCGGCGGTGTGTCTCAACTAGAAAGCCAGCCTCGCGCAGTTGCTTGCGCGCTGTGACCTGCTCACGGTAGGAAAGGCCGGTTTCCTCGGTGAACTGCTCAGAGCTCTTGTGCGTACCCAGATCGCTCTCGCCGCGCTGGCTCCAGTAGTGCAGCTGCGCAAACAGAATGGCCACGTTCACGGAGCCAAAGAAGCGCGCCAGGCGCGGGTAATAGGCCACGGGATGGCCGACATTGGTCAGGGATGCGGAAAGGCTCATGCGCTGGCGCTGCCTTCCTGCGCCAGCCGCGCCTTGTGTGTGCGGGGGGTGGTGTGTTGCTTCATCATCAGGCAACCCCCTCGCTGGTCAGGCGCTCGACAATCCATGCCTCGCCTGCGGTGGTAAACAGCGGCTGCGAATAGCCCAGCTCCGTTTGTTTCAGCTCGCCGTAGCCCTTGTCGATCACCCACTGCTTGAAAACGCGAGCGCGCTTCACGCCCATGGCATAGATGCCCAGCTCGTCCAGATACTTGTTCAGCTTGATGGCAGACATGCCCAGCTTCTGGGCGATCTGCGTGGCGGTCATCAGTGTGGTGCGTTCGACCACCTTGTCGAAGAAGTGCACCTTGGGCGCAGCTTGCGCCAGCTGAGCAACTGCGATCTGCTCGCCTTCCTTCGCGTCAGCCCAGGCGCGCGCGGCGGCCACTGGATCTGCAAAGTTTGGCAGTGCGGGGCTCTGTCGGGCCTCCAGCGCTTGCCAGCGGTCAATAACTCGGGCGCGGTGCTCGTCGCTATAGCCAGAGACAACCAGATGCGTATCACGCTCAATCAGGTCGTAGACATCAATCGGACGACCGCCGGTTACCTCGCGGCGGGTTTTACGACTTGATCGCAAAAGCCCCTTGCTGAACAAACGCAAGATGGTGGCGACCACATCGTTATGGCGTGCATCAACCAAATCTGCAATCTCGCGGCTGCTCATCGTCAGCGGCACGGCCGTCGGCGTCATATTCGTGGTCAGATTCATTGCTTGCGGTCCCCCATGAGTTCGGGGGCCCCAAATGGACCTATGAGCCGAGCGATTGCATCAATACGATTGGCTTCATGGTTCATCTTCTCCATCACCATTTGCCGATACGTCTTGCCGTGCACCAGGGCGTAGATGCAGTCGCGCAGCACGCATGCGGTATCCAGGCCGCGCGCAGCGCAGTACTGCAGCCACAGGCCATAGGTGACGTCATCAATCTTGGTTTTGACGGCGCAGATCAGCTTTCCCAGGGGGCCTGCGATGCCGCGGGCGAACATCGGGGGTTGATCATCGGCAGCCAGGTGCTCGATCGCATGGTCCAAGACCTCCTGCGCGTCCTCGGGAGGCAGACCCTTGAGCGCGTCCAGAACAGCAGCAAGCGCCGTGTTCTGGGCCTTGGACAGGTGAGTGAGTTGCGCAATGCGCTTGGTGGTGTCAGTCATTGCCGCCCACCTCCTTTTCTTGGGTGGATGGCTGCGCCAGCTCAGGCCAAATTTGCTCCCAGTCTTTGGGATACCAAACTTGGCGCGGGACGGCCCCCTGCGTTGCCTGCTCAATGGCAACCGCAGTTATCGGCTTTGGGCGGCGAATGCCATCCCGCCAATGACGAATCTGGTCGTCTTTCTTCGCGCCAACACTCTCGCGGAGCTGGGCTATGGATAGCGCACCTTCGGACTCAAGGTACGTCCTCAATTCAGGGCATGGCGTAAGTTTGCTCATGCGCCGATTCTATATCTTTTGATACTTATTGCGTACCTTTTGATATGTCGTCAGATCTGTACCATAAGATACGGCCTGTCTATCCTGTTCGGATGGACAAAGATGCTGTTGACACCTTCAGACGCGAGCGCCTAGCTGCGTTAGCTGATCACATGGGTGGGCGTGCCGCCTTGGGTCGTGCGCTGGGGTACAAAGATGGTGGTTACGTGAACCACATGATTTCTGGCATTCGGCCGATCACTGAAAAAACTATCGTTCTCTGCGAGCAACTGCCTGGCGCCACGGGCTGGTTTAGCGACACAAAATTCCAAGAGCGTGCACTATCGCGGGAAGTGGTAGCAGCTATTGCAAAACTGGAGCCCGCTGAGGTTAGACGCATAGAAAACCTGCTGCGCGGCATGCTGGAGCTGCCACAAACACGCGCGTAACGCCCGATTTTTTGACTTTCCGACAAATTGACAAACTCGCTTCGCCCATGAATACTGTACGGAACAACAGTATTTTCATGAGGTATTTGTGAGCAGCAGCCCCTCCTCAGAGGAGTCCATACAGCTTTTCCACCATGGAGGAGGGACGCTGTGCCTTGCTACCAAGCAAGAGCGGGAAGCATTCTGCCGAGGGCGGCTGGAAACGGCTGCAGACTTGGCCGAGCTCTGCGCAATGAACATCAAGGACGATAACGCGAGTCTGCACACGACTCTGCGCCTCATTGCCAGCATGCTTCATGAAGCGAATGAGGCCATGACCGCCGGAAGTTGAAGACCTAATGATGTAACCAGCCGACAGTTGTCGGCTTTTTTTTCGTCAAAAAAGTATCTTTTGATATTGCTTAAATCAATATCATTTGATACATTCAATCCCGTCGCCAAACCAGTGCGACGGGTGCAAAGTGATCGAGCCAGCGCCCAGGTTCATGCAGCAGCACGGCTGGGTAAACACAGGGCACCGCGGGCGATAGCGGGATAGAAAAGGTCGTCGTGCGCTGTAGTCAGTACTGCTCTGCCCCTGGATGGGATCGGCAACAGGAACATCAAAGGTCACGCGAAGTCCAGACCCTGGGGCTAAGTACGGGGGTGAGGCATACAGGGATGCCAAGAAAAGAAAAGCCCACCGCGACAGCGGCGCCGCCCGGGGCGTTACCCGGGATCAACCCACAGCATCGCGTGCGGAGCTGCGGATTGATCGCTACAGATATGCAGCTTTTCCAGCTAAATGATCGTTTTAGTACTCAGAACCCGACCGTATCAAGTGATATTTAAACGTTGACCAGACCCATACCTCGCCCTAAGATACTGTACAAATACACAGTGATTGGAGAAATAATGCAGTGCAAGCCTGGTGATTTGGCTATCGTCGTCAACGACTTGGAGTACCCCGTCAACAACGGCTGTCTGCTGGAAATCCTCGGCCGCGCCACACCGGGAGCTCACTCGATCCCTGCCGACTGGGTTGGGCGCCCCCTCTCAACCTTCAAGTTTGGCGACCGCACTTGCCCTCCCGACCCGCGAAACACGGTCGTCTATCGTGATATCGAACTTCGCCCGCTGCGCGACAACGAGGGCCCCGACGAAACCCTTGCGTGGGCTGAGCTGCCTAAGAAGGCGGGCAACCTGATTCCTGCCAAAAAGCAGGACGAGTTGGTGACAGCCACTCTGCAGACTTCTTTCCTGGGCGCCACAGTGCAATGCGCCGAGCAATTCGTCAGCGGAGCCTGGAGCCTGACTGTGCGCAGTGGAGACATGGGGTTTGACGTTCGAGTGGATGCCCATATCGCGCCGCCTGGTGGCTTTCACCCTGGCGACCGCATCCGCCTGGAATACAAAAAAGGCGACAACCCATTTTTCGGGCCATTCATCAAGGCGCACTTGCTGAATGAATAGCCGCCCACGTTAGCAACGGAGATTCAAAAATGTGAGCATTTAGCCTGCATGCGGCCTGCATGTGCCCTTCCCCGCAGGGCTATAGCGGGGCCATCAAGAAAGAGCGCGGCACTGAAAAACTGCAACCGGGCGTGGAGTTTGGCAATCCGAGATGCCGCCACCGACAGACCGCAAGCCGGGTGATCCGCTCTTTTTCTTGATGGTGCCGGGGGTCGGCTCCCCGGTTCTTACAAACCAGGCCTGCAAGGCCCGGCTGGAATACTGCAAGAGGGTAATTGCACCGGTCTTAGGTGCCCATCATGAACACCCCGGGAAAGTAGCGGGGGCTATCTGGCGTGACTGCTCGAGCAGGTACGACAGCACAGGAATGGGCCTGGGCTGGCGGCAATTGAGAACTCGGCGCTTTGCGCCGTGGCGACAGTGGTCACGCCAGATGGCGCAGCAACCTTTTATTAACCCAAGTGCGCATTTCTGCTGCCTGACCCTCATCGGGCCGTAGAACGCTGCGTCATCGCCTTTTCGCCGGGCCTGGGGCCTATCTCCTCCCTCCCTCTCTGAACCATTCCCTAGGCAGACCCGAAAGGTCACCGGCTCTTTATCCAAGCCCGCAGCAACCGCTCGCGGGCTTTTTCTTTGCCCACAACAGGAGACTACATGTCCACGTCTTCACCCGAGCAGGATCCCCTGCGCATCCTTGCCTACTTCTTCATCTTGGCTGATGGCCACTGCCACAGCGGCGCCCGTGCTGCGGCCGGGATGCTGCTGAGCTTCTACAACGGCCATCGCTTCCAGTTTGACCTGACAGATCTACGCGTACTGGACGAGAGGCACCTGCAGATGGCCTTGGAGCTCATGAAGTTCGACGCTCGTATAAGGCGAGAGGTGCACGACCACCTCAACCTGATGTATGGCCGCACCGACTTTGGCATGCGCTTTGAGCACATCGCCCACAAGTGGCGCATGAAAGGCAAATGCAAGCGCGACCAGCTCACGCCCGTCGAACCCATCACCTTGGCCGACCCCTTCGCCGACTGACGCCTCAAATGACAAGCACTACTTACCCAGTTGATGAAGACCTGGTTCAGCGCCTGCGCGAGAAGGGAGGCCTGTGAAATGGCCGCACATCCCCACCCTAGCCCTCGCGCTGCTGATCGCCGCCCTGCTCCTGATCGCGCCAGCACTGGAACAAAGCTACTGATCGCCCTGCAGTGGGCCCTGACCCTATTCGGCTTTTTCTGCCTGATTGGCGTGGCCGTGGTGATCGCTAAGACTCCCAACGCCTGGCCGATGTGAGCGCGATCGGCTCAATTTTGGTAGCTGCATGCGCTTTATAGATAAGCGCTAGAGGTCAATTTCATGCGTTTTCAAGATCCCTTTGAATTCTTGAGAGTCTTCGGCTCCGGAGCAACCGCCGCGCGGCTAGGTCAGGCCATCGGCGTATCTCCCAAGATCGCCGCCCGCATGGCGAAACAGAACGGCTACACGCCCCTGCTCTGCGAAAAGCCCATCCCCGGCCTGGAGCACTTGCCAGGGCTTCCCTCCTTCGCCGTCACCAGCCGCACCCGTGCAGGCGGCACCGTCCACCAGATTGACTGCACGACATCTGGCGACAGCCCCGGCTATCGCTCCCTGCTCATTCACCGCAGTGCGCTGCATTGCGGTGACGACCCTCAAGAGGATGAAAACCATGTCTAAGCAACTTGGCGCGCTCGCGCTGGCCACCTGCTCCGTGCTCTTGCTGCTGTTCTGGGTCACCGGCCCAGCTCAGGCAGATAACGAGCCCACCGAATCCCCATCCACCGCCCGCACAGTCCACATGGCTGCCCGCGATGCCTTTGCCTGCCCGGGCATGCACGCCGAGTGGCTGGATGAACACACCGTTCAATGTCTGAAAGTGACTCAATGAGCAGAAATCCCAGTGAAGCAAGCCGCGACTTCAACGTGCGCGGCTGGCAAGTCCTCTCCCATGCAGAGCGCGCCGAGCGCGAAAGCCAGCAGCACCAGCCAGACCGCGAGCGCTACACGCCGCCATCGGATTGCTATGACGGCAAGGAGCTGCAGCGCACCCCTGGCATCCCGGATTCCCGCTTCCGCGCCTTTGAGCTTCCCAGCCGGGCCCATGGCCAGCTGAACTACCCCAGAGGCACGCGAATCCCTTTCCCTGAACCCGCAGACGACACAGCCCGCTGACAAGCGGGATTCGCTTTTTGGAGCCCAGATGTTCAAGAACATGACCATGTACCGCATTGCCGCAAGCTGGCAAAGCGATCTGCAGACGCTGGAAGATGCCCTGCAAAAGACAGTGTTTGAGGAGTGCGGGGCGACCCAGGAGCGCTCCGTAGGTTGGGAGCCACCGCGCGGCGAGCAGCACGGCCCGCTGGTCGAGTCCGTGGCAGGTCAATGGGTCATGCGCTTCATGACCGAGGCCAAGGTGCTGCCGGCCAGCGTGCTCAATCGCAAGGTTAACGAAAAGGCCGAGCACATCGAAAAGACTGAGGGCCGCAAGCCCGGCAAGAAGGAGAAGAAGGAGCTAAAGGACGAGGCCAAGCTGGATCTGCTGCCCATGGCCTTCACCAAGCAGGGCAGCATGTGGGTCTGGATCGATCCACAGGCCCGCACTCTGGTGCTGGATACCAGCGCTCAAGGCCGCGCCGACGAGGTGGTGACGCTGCTGGTAGAAGGCCTGCCCGGCTTCGCCCTGGCCCTGCTGGACACCCAGACCAGCCCGCAGGCCGCCATGGCGCATTGGCTGATGACACAGGAGCCGCCCGCCGGCTTCACCGCCGACCGCGAGACAGAGCTGAAAGCCTGCGACGAATCAAAGGCGGTCGTGCGCTACGCACGCCACCCGCTGGATATTGATGAGGTCCGCCAGCACATCGAGCAAGGCAAGCTGCCGACCAAGCTGGCGATGACCTGGGACGACCGTGTGAGCTTTGTGCTGACCGAAGGCCTGCAGATCAAGAGCATTGCGCTGCTGGATGCCGTCATGGACGGCAACAGCCAGGACGACAGCGGCTTTGATACCGATGTGGCGATTGCCACCGGTGAGCTGTCGCGCCTGATTCCCGACCTGATCGAAGCCCTTGGCGGAGAAGGCCGCACAGGCCTGGGCGACCTGCCCGCCACGCTGGCTGCCAGCGCAAGCTGGTAACCATCACCTCAGCGCAGATGTGAAAGCAACGGCTAACGCAGCCACTGCGGCACTTCCGAAAGCAAGTCGGCCAGCAATAGAAGTCCAGGGAGTGACTCGGCGTGCCTTAAGCCATAAATAGCAATTTTTTTGCTTCTCACGGTCGAACTCAAACAAGCCCATATCAAGTCTCTTTTGGATGACTGACAGACCGTGCTTGACCTCCCACTCCTCAAGCAATCTGCGCGTTCGATCATCAAGTGCCATACGTGGTCCGTACTCAGGTGAACAAAGCAAAGCGCTGAATGTAACGAATTGTTTATTGACTTGGGATTGATTTTTCTAATAACCATGTGCCCACCAATGGGTGGGCTTTTTCTTTGGAGGCCTCCATGAGTCTGACTTTCGTGAATCACAACGGCGACCCCATCACCGATTCCCGCATGGCCACCATGCGAGCTCAAGGAATGGAGCTCGAACGCCAGCGCCGCCTGACTGCCAAGGCGGATCCTGTGTCCGTACACAAGGGCTGGCGCGTCTCAGGTATCGCGCCTGGTCTGCTGGATGAGGCAAAGCAGGCACACGAGCGGCTTTGCCAAATGGCGCAAAAGGCAGGAGGCAAACCGCCGGAGCCGTTTGATGAAACCGCATGGCTGCGCACAGCCAAGCGCACTGCAGTGCGTAGCAAGCCCTACATCCTTCAGGAGGCAGCTCAACAATGCAAGGAGCTGGCCGTCAAGGCGGGATGGCTGGAAGTCCAGTTGATAGAGATCAAAAAGGTAGTCGCCTGAGTTATCAAAAATCTGATCTGCACACAGTGCCACCCGCGAAGACAAGGCTACACATTTGGAACGATTTTCATTCGTGCAACTGAGGCCGCTTTTGATGACTTTTGGCTGCTTTTGTGCTCGTAACAAGAGTTCGGCTGACAGCAATCTATCAGCCTGCGGTGGTGTAATAATTTGTGACAAAAGCGAAAATACGAGCATCGAGATTCCAGATCGCCGTTTAACGCTCAGGGTTGAAATGATTGCTCTTTGATCGGGGAGGCTCTGGTCAGATGTCCGCGAATTACAACTTGTTGGTACTGACACCACCTCTGGCGCTACTGGTTCTTGCTGCCGTCCTGATGGTTGCTTGGTTTAACCAACGATCCCAGCGCTTTCTGTTTTGGCAAGCCTGCGCCTATTCGCTCACGGCACTGCCCCTCGCTGCTCAAACCTTGATTCCCCTTGAGGTGCTCACGCGCTATGCGCTATTGATTGGCAGCATCTATCTGCTGGGAGCCTGGTGTCTTGCGAAGTGCTGGGCGGACAGGTGGCGTGTATCAACGCATCCGCACATTGCACTGCAGATCTCCATCGTCACCTTAGCCGTTGTGTATCACTTCAGCTGGGTGAATCCGATTCCTTGGGTTCGCATCTGTTCCTTCAGTATAGGCTCGGGCTTGGTTCTAATGCTGCCTATCCTGCAGGTCCGCTCAAGGATGAGCTCTTTACACTGGCTCGATAAATTGCTGCTCTGGCTAAGCATCGCATTCACTACCTATACCTTCACTCGGCCCGGTTTGATCTGGCTGCTGGGCTACTCGGATCTTCGGTCATTGCCAAAGTCGCCCTACTGGCTCCTAACGCTGGTGAGCATCTTGAACTTCGCGCTGCTCTTCAGCTTGGTGATGACTGCTATTGCCGCGAAGGAAACGGTAGACAAGCTACGACGTGAGCGAGACCTTGATGCGTTGACCCAGTTGCTGAATCGCCGCTCTTTTCAAGAATATGCCCAGCAGCGCCTCGCTGACATACGGCTCTATCCGATGGCCGTGCTGGCCTGCGATATAGATCACTTCAAGCGCATTAACGACTCCTGGGGCCACAAGCGCGGCGATGAGGTTCTGCAACTGGTTTCAACGACTCTTAAAGACAGCGTGCGGGAGAACGACCTTGTCGCACGGTTCGGCGGGGAAGAGTTTGTGCTTTTGCTGACGGAGATTTCACTGAAAGATGCCGAGGCCATTGCCCTTCGCATCCAGCGCGACCTCCGCTTGAACAATGAAGTTCTCCCATCAGGCTACACGTTGACCCTGAGCTTCGGGATTTCAGCGCTCGACAGCAACACGCCATTAGATCAAGCCCTGCGAGAGGCCGATCGGCTTCTTTACGAAGCCAAAAATGCTGGGCGAGATCGGGTGCACGTATCCGGGGGCAACTATCCGGATATATCCATCGAACTCGATCCCGTTGCAAACCCAAGCTACCACATGCCCTACAGCAAAAGCACATAGCGCCCTCGCAACGAGCGTTTCACTCGTAATCACCACAGCCCACCACCCGCTTTTTTCATTCCATAGAAAGCGTTCCAGGAATGAAGAAGCGTAATCTATAGGCCGAGTCACCGAGGAGCAGACATGGCGAGCAATGCTTCACAACCCGTACAGGCATATCGCTACGAACTGTTGCCAGAAAATCTTCACGCTGATTGGAAGATCATCGTTGACAGGGTTCGCGCAGCCTATGACAAGAAGCCGGAATCGGCGATACAGCTGGAGAACGCTCGTCAGCACGGGTTCGGCTTTGTACGCGCACTCGCGGCAGCTGGACTTGTCACCGTTGTGGCCAAGACAGACCTGATGGAGCTATTGCTATACCCCAGATCGTCTTGCTGACTACAAGGATCCCCAGTCTATAGACGGCTCGCTGCTTGCCATCGCTTCAGCCGACGTTGGTCAGGACGACCAGTCACTACCTATCCACCCATCACCTGCCCGCCATTGAGCGGGCTTTTTGCTTTCTGGAGACACGAATGCCCCGAGAAATTGCATGCACCGAGGATCGCTTCCTCAAGGATGCGCAAGCGCACCAGATGGAAGTCATGCGCGACGACGGTGTGAACCGTCATTTGCGGTTCAAAGATCCCTCCAGCCGCGCCTACTGGTTCGACATCATCACTTGGCCTGGCACGCTGTGCATTGATGGCGACATGGGAACTTTCGTATTCCGACGCTTGCAGGACATGTTCACGTTCTTTCGCACAGATCAAGAGCACTACAACAAAACAGGCCGCGCTGATCAACTGGCAATCAACCCTGGCTATTGGGACGAGAAGCTGCTCGCACCGGCACCAAGGGATGTCATGGAGTTCAGTGCCGATAGCTTTCGGGAGCATGTCAAAGAGGCATTTGATAGCTGGGTTGAGTGCAGTGAACCCGATGCTGAATACAGCACCCAGGCGGAGCACGACCAATTCAGCGACGACAAGGCAGCGCTTTGGAGCGCTCTGAACGATGAAGTTCTATCGACTGCCGATGATGGCGAAGTACGAGCCTACGACGCTGCCCGCGACTTTCGATGTGATGACGTGCCTGGCTTTCAGATGGATGACTGCTGGGAGTGGAACTGCAAGGAATTCAAATTCCATTTCCTATGGAACTGCTATGCCATCGCGTGGGGAATCAAGGCCTACGACAACGTGAAGCAACAGGCATCAGTCACCTAACCAACACCCCAGCCCGCTGCCGCGGGCTTTTCTCATTCTGGGAGCCACCTATATGCAAGACAACATTTCCTGCGCGCTGATCACTGCTTTCGAGCGTCAGTACGACACGAGTTGGGATGACCCGAAGCTGCGCAATGAGCGCCTGGCCATGCGCTATGGCTGGACTGCAGCCATGGAAGCAAAGCAGTGCCTGCACCAGATTCAGGAGCCAGCCGCAGCAGAACAAGCCGCATGGCATGCAGGCCTGGACGAAGGCCGGGCACAGGAAGCGCCCGCAGCCGTGGCAGTGCCTACCCAGGCGCTAACTGGCGAAGCGCGTGCAGAAAAGATCAGGGGACTTGCTCCAATTCGCGCCAAGCTGTCCGCAGCAGCAGACGTGGCAGTGCCTGATGGGTGGCACGCGCCTGGATTGGGAGAAGTGCATAACGAAGATCACACGCAGATGATCTATTGCGCAGACGGCGATGGCGTTGCCTCTGATGACCTCGCCAGAAAAGTCCGCGCCGCGCTTGCCGCCACCCCGGCACCAGATGCGCAAGTGCCCCAAGGGTCCTACGTTTCAACTTCAGGGGAGCTGAAACCGGACGTTTCTGTCTATTCCACCCCAGCAGCCGCGCCAGTGGTGCTGCCTGAGCCTGATGCAGTCATCAGCGAACTGATGGGGCTAGTGGATGAATGGGGCATGGAATCCCATTTGCGCGGAGCGGCAGAGCTAGACGCTCAACACTCTGAAGCAACTCAAGAGGAAATTGATTGCGCAAAAGACAGGACCTCGAAAGAGCGCGCCGCATGGAAAGCCATCGAATCCAAGCTGCGCGCCCTGCTGGCTACTGCTACCGGACTTCCCGCGCAGGCGGTGGCATACATCGACAGCGAGGTGCTTACATCTTTCTTGTCGAGCAGCAACTACCGCCCAGCGGATGGCTGGGATTGCCATATCCGGCATCAAGAAAACAAGCGCGATACAGACGTACCCCTCTACTCGAGGCCCCAGGCGCAGGCAGACGCGCGGGATGCGGCACTAGCAGCGAGTGAGCAGGATGCGCTGCGATTGGTGCGCCAAGCCGTGCGCGATTTTCACTATGCACTGGACAACAGGAAGCATGGCGGCGTGGCGGCAGGTGCAGCAATGAATGCAATCGAAATGGCCCTGAATATGTACTGGCAACAGGGCCAGGAGGCTGACAGGCGCGCCTCCCTGGCAGCGCAAGGGGGCGAGTGATGTTCTTCGACTTGCCCTCAGACAAAACGTGCATCCATCCGGAGCACGAACCGCCGACTGGCCTCTACATCCCGCCGGGAAAGGGATACCGCCATGTCTGCCCCGCCTGCAAGACGGTCAAAGACGTTATCCCGCCGGACTACTCCCTCGCCCTGCCCGATCCAGTCAGGCGGACCGTGGTGCAGCGCTGGAAGCTGGTGCCTGTTGAGCCGACAGAAGCCCAGCTCGCTACTGTCCGGAGTCGGAAACTCCATCCGAATGCGCCAGATCGCTGGGACTCAAACAACCGGCGCATCTACATGCACATGCTCGCCGCGGCGCCACTGCCACCGGGGGACGACACGGAAGTCGTAGCAGCGAAGCCGAAGCACCAGGATTACTGGATATGCCTACTCTGCGGCAGCAGCCGACCAGGACATCACCGCACCCTTGATGACGGCACCACCCCATGCCCGAATAAGGGAAGGGCATGAGCGGCCTCAAGCGAGCGCCAATCACCGACTTTCCCGAACGGGAATGAAACAGCAAAACAGACCGCCTGAACGCACAAATTTCCCGCTCGGGAATATCGATAACCGGAGCCCCGCCACTGAGCGGGGTTCTGCATTTAAGGACCATCGAATGAGCAATTTCCGCGATTACGTCACCAGCACAGCCTTTGCACTGACCATCAGCCACCGTCAGATCCAGTGCATGTGCAGCATCCATCATTTCGGCAGTTACTGGGCTTTGCTCACCACGTTCCAGGCGCTCGAGCGCAAGGGTTTGGTGGAGCGCATCAAGCAAGACGAGCAGCACAAAGAAGGCGCGACCATCCGCCTGACAGACGCCGGCCGCGCCTGCATTCCCCTCCTGGTGCTGGCCGGCCTGTATGTTGAGCCGCCGGAGTGGGTGAGCAACCCTCCCCCCAAAGGGCCAGAACTCGAATGTGTGGCAATAACAGAGCCTGGCCAGAAAACGAAAATCGTTTTCCGCGAGAAGCAGCCGGAAGCCACTGAACCTCAAGAGGTGAGCTGATGGCGCGACGTTATGGACGAAACCAGCGCCGCCGTGCACGGGAAGCCTTGGCATCCGAGCAAGCGGCCCACGCCTCAACCGCCACGTATCTGAAGTCCGAGAGGGAGTGCACTTGGGAGCTGCGCAGCCAGCTCGAAGAAGTGGCCGAGATCCTGGGCACAAACTTTATCGGGCTCCAAGCCAAGCTGCGAACAATCCCGATTCAGGACGACCAGGACTCGTTCTTATGCGGCCTCTCCGATGGAAACATGCAGACCATGCAGATCCTTCGTGTTGACAGCAGCGAAGACTGGCATCGCAATGCAACCCACCTGCATGCGAAGCTCTCCGGGGTCAAAGTTGTCTATGCGCTGTCCGAAACAGCGATCAGCCGTACCCCTGCCAAGTCATTGGCGCACAGGATAGCCAAGGAAATAGCCGGCGCGCTTCTGTACGAACTCCACCGCCGCGGCATTCGCTAATAGCAAGCAGTCACAGCCCCGTCCACACGGGGCTTTTTCTTTTGGAGGGCCAGATGGCCGAAAACACCAAGATCGAGTGGACAGACCACACGTTTAACCCCTGGGAAGGCTGCCAGAAGGTGGGCCCGGGCTGCGACCACTGCTATGCCGAAACGCGCAACGCGCGCTATGCCGGTGGTCAGGCGATCAACTGGGGGCCTGGTGCACCGCGCCGCCTGACCAGCGCCAGCAACTGGAACAAGCCTCTGGCCTGGAACGCGAACCACGAAGCATTTTTTGCAGAGCACGGCCGCCGTCAGCGCGTGTTCTGCGCGTCTCTGGCCGATGTGTTCGACAACGCGGTAAACCCGAGCTGGCGCATTGACCTGTTCGGCCTGATTTTGAAAACGCCGCACCTTGACTGGCTGCTGCTGACCAAGCGCATAGGCAACGTGAATCCCATGCTTGACGAGATGGCCCACGGCAATGACCCAGACCTGAGCCTGCTGGACATGATGCCGCTGCCCAATGTCTGGATCGGGGCCACGATCGTGAACCAAGAGGAAGCCGATCGCGACATCCCCAAGCTGCTGGCCGTGCCTGCCAAAGTGCGCTTTCTGAGCATGGAGCCGCTGCTGGGCCCGGTGGACCTGACAGGTGAATACCTGAAGGCAAAACTTGGTGAGTACCCATTCAAGGGGCTGCCTGCAGAGCACCGCACCCAGTTGCTTGAAATGCTGGACTGGGTGATCGTCGGCGGCGAATCAGGCCCGGGGGCGCGGCCCATGCATCCCGCGTGGGCGCGCTCGCTCCGCGATCAGTGCCAGGCTGCAGGAACAGCATTTCTCTTCAAACAATGGGGCGACTGGGTTCCACGCAGCTCTTGCTATCACCAGTTTGCAGATGGCAAGAGCTGTGCAGACCTAGACCCCGGTTGCAAACGCTGGCCGAGCGTGCGGCTGACCGAGGCCGGGCACAACGGGCGCGATCTGGCCCATGCCAGCGATGGCGACGACGCCTACATGCAGCAGGTCGGCAAATCCATGGCCGGCCGCCTGCTTGATGGCCGCACCTGGGACGAGTTCCCACAGACCTGACAACCAGCCCCGCCACCGTGCGGGGTTCCTTTTTTGGAGCCCGTATGAAAGAAACCGGCTTGATGTTCAAGGCGCCCCTGGTGCGGGGCATCCTTGACGACCTGAAGACCCAGACGCGCCGCGCATTCAGCGAGCACATGATGAAGCAGATGCGCGCTGCGGCTGCCATTGGTGAGGTGTCGCACTTTCTGGACGAGGGAAGCCTGCAGCCCAACGACCTTGCATATGTGCTGCAGTTCTCCCCGGTGGGCCAGCCCGGCGACCGTATCTATGTGCGTGAGACATGGCAAGGGCCATTGATGAGCGCAAAGGAGTGGGAGGACCACTATTTCTCCAAGGCAGACGAACTCCCCTCGAAATTCAAAACACCCGCCTATTGCAAGTACGCAGCGGACGGAGGTGCACCACCTGAATTCATGACGATGGATGACGACATCGTCGCCCGCTGGAAGCCTTCAATCCACATGCCCAAGTGGGCGGCCCGCATCTGGCTGGAAATCACCGGTGTGCGCGTGGAGCGCCTGCAGTCCATCAGCCGAGGGGATGCCATGGCAGAAGGATGCCCGTTCCCCAACATGGCCGATGGTGAAGACCCGCGCGATTGGTTTGCCGAGGTGTGGAAGTCCACCGGTGGTGATTGGGCAGCGAATCCCTGGGTCTGGGTGATCGACTTCAAGCGCATCGAGAAGCCGCTATGACCAGCATGAGATTTCCTAGCAATTGCATCGTCTCTGCACTGGTGGCCTGGCTGCTCAACCCAGTGGGTACCCAAATCCGTTTCATACGCACATCAACACGGCGATGGCATTGCATCTGGGTCCGCGACGGCCATCGCTATGAGTTCTATGCACCCGGTCGCAGCAAGCTGCCCTATTGGCGCAACCTGGTCTATCTGGGCCGCATACGCCAGATCGGGGCTACGCCATGAAATGGAAAATCGCACTGATCACGCTGATCGACGTCAAGCGCACCGAGAAACCGCGATGACCAGCACCAGCACCGTGGGCCTTCCAGAAGACGAGGCCTACATCGCCCACCACTTCAAATGCCCGACCTGCATTGCCGCTGGCGCCACGCCGGGGAAGCAGGCGCGCTGTCCCGATGGGCTTCTGCTCTGGGAAGCCTATCTCAAAGCCTTTGAGGCTTACACACGTCAAAACTCAAAAGGAACAAAGCCATGCAAATGAGCCTTTTCGGAGTGCTCAATGCCTATGACGCCGGTGCTCAAGTCAACGCCCAGGCCTATGAGCGCTTGGGCAAAGACCTGGGTATCGCGGCCGAGGCTTGGTCCACTCTGCAACCGGTGGGCACAGCTGGCCAGCAGCACAGCCCACTCAAGCGCAAAGTGCGCTGGTTTCAACAGACCCTCAAGCGTCTTGGCCTGCTGGAGCCCGTGGCCGGCCGCCGCGGACACTGGCAGCCCACGGCAGAAGGCAGGCGCACCATCGAGCAGCGCCAGCAGGATCTGGAGCCGGCCGCGCCGGGCCTGGTGCAGCTAGGGTTCAGCACTGAGCTGGGCATGGCCTTGTGGGCAGACTGCAAGGACGCATTCAGCCGCATTGATGAGCCGCTGCATCTGGTATTGACCAGCCCGCCCTACCCGCTGGCCCGCCAGCGCGACTATGGCGGTCCGGACCGCGCCGAGTATGTGGACTGGCTCTGCGCCTGCCTTGAGCCCGTTGTCGCGCGTCTTGCCAGCGGGGGCAGCCTGTTTTTGAGCGTGTCGAATGACATCTTCGAGACTGGAAGCCCCGCCCGTTCCCTCTACCGTGAAAAGCTGGTCCTGGCGCTGCATGAGCGCCTGGGCCTGCACAAGATGGACGAATGGATCTGGCACAACCCAAGCAAGGCGCCCGGGCCAGTGGCCTGGGCGAGCAAGCGCCGGGTGCAGGTCAACACGGCTTGGGAGCCAATCTACTGGTTTACCAATGATCCGCAGGCCTGCTTTGCCGACAACCGCCGCGTATTGCAGCCCCACACGGAGAGGCATGCGCGCCTGATGGCCGGCGGCGGCACCAAGAGTGCAGCGGTATTCGCTGATGGCGCAAACCGGCGCCGAGTGGGTGCCTTTGGTGCTCAGACAGAGGGGCGGATACCTCGCAACCTGATCACGATGCGCCACAACTGCCCGAGCCAGGCGGCACTGCGGACCTGGGCCAAGGCCGAAGGCATCCCTATCCATGGGGCCACGATGCCGCTGGCGCTGGCCGAGCATGTGGTGCGATTCGCATCAGAACCCGGCCAACTGGTGGCCGACCCGTTTGGTGGCTGGGCCACGACTGCTCTTGCAGCAGAGCTCAACTCACGCCGCTGGCTGGTCACAGAGCGCATGCGCGCCTATCTCTACGCGGCCCAGTGGCGACTGGAGACTTTGAAACATGGATAAACCACGACTATCCCCCGCCATGCGGACCATGCTGCACAACGCAATCCACGGCCGCCCGCTGATCACCAGCCTGACCCGCAACAGCATCAGCAACAAGGGCAGCAGCACGCTACACGCCCTGCATCGCGCCGGAATGTTGGCAGGCACTGACAACCAACCGACCCAGGCCGGCCGAGCCTACTTCGCACACCCTGAAATAGAAAAAGCCCCGAGAGGGGCTTAACTTTGGATAGCACCATGAGCAATACAGAAAAGCCCAAGACTCAAATTCAACCCCTTGTTTACACCAAGGCGCAGTTACCGGCCATTTTGGGGCTCAGCAAGGCCACCATCGACCGCATGCGCAAGGACAAGGAATTCCCCGAGGCCATCGTGCTTTGCAAAAATAAAGTGGGCTGGCCAGTCGAGGTGGTGAAGCAATGGATTGCCCAGCGGCCAGCCGCGACGGGCATTTATTGAGGGTCGATGCAGTGATTGGCCCAATCCTGCATCAGTTGCTCTCGCTTCTCCAACAAGTCCCCACGGCGGTAAGCCGCCTCTACTTTGCTCTCGATGGTGTGAGCCAGGGCCATCTCCACCACATCCTTGTCATAGTCCGTGCATTCCGCTGCCCAGTCACGGAAGGTGCTGCGGAACCCGTGGGGCACAGCAGTAAGCTCCATTCGGCGCATGACCGCCGTAAGCGTCATATCCGACAGCGCTTTCCCCGATTCACTGGGGAAAACGTAGTCGCACCCCTCTTTACGAGCCTGCCCGGCCAGCAGCGCCAGCGCCTGTTTCGACAGGGGCACGCGATGCTCGCGCCGGGCTTTCATGCGCTCAGCGGGAATCGTCCACACCCGCGACTCCATATCAATTTCACTCCACACCGCCTCCCGGGCCTCTCCGGATCGAACCGCCGTCAACACCTGGAATAGCAGCGCCCTGGCTCCCTGGCCTGCACTTTCGGCAATCGCCCGCACCACTGGCGCGACTTCCTTATAGGGCACTGCCTCATGGTGGCGCACCTTCGCAATCCTGGTGGGCTTTGGAAGGATCTGGTCGAGGTGCCCCGTCCAGCGGGCCGGATTCGGCATTTTGTGGCCACAGAACACGGCCGCCCAATCCAGCACGGTTTCTACCCGGCCCCGCACCCGTGATGCCGTTTCAGTCTTGGTGTGCCAGATGGGCTGCAGCAGGGCCAGCATGTGGTGCGTATCGATAGCCGTCACATCCAGATCGCCAATGAAGGGGAATGCGTAAGTCTCGAGCGTGGCCGACCACTGCCCAGCGTGCTTTGAATTGCTCCATTCAGCAGACTTCGCGGTGATGCACTTGCTCGCGGCATCCCGGAACAGCAGCTTTTTGGCCTGCTCCAATTGCCGCTGCGCCTTGAGGCCTTCACGTTCCTCAAGGGGGTCAATACCTTGTCGAATCTTTAGATGCGCTTCCCGCGCCTGCTCCCGCGCCATGGCCAGGGTCACGGTCGGAAATGAGCCCAATCCCATGCGACGGCGGGCCTTGTGGATAACGTAGCGCAGCACCCATGACCGGCTCTGCCCGGCGACACGCAAATGCAGGCCGGCCACGCCGCCAACGGCATAGACGCCATCTGTCTTGAGGCGTGCAACCTCTAGCGCTCCCAGCTCTTTACTGATCTTTGGCAT